ACGAACCCGCGCCGGCGCGGCCTGGACGGGCTCTACGAAGTCATCGACGGGACGAAGCGACGCATCGTCGAGACCCTGATCGAGATGCAGGTCCCGGTCTCGCGAGACGCCCTCGCCGCGAACGAAGTCCTGCCGGCGGCGTACGAGTGATGCCCGACGACCTCAATCCAATCGGCGACGATGCCCTGGAGGAGATCCGCCAGGCCCTCTATCTGTCCACCACCAAGGAGGCGGCGTACCAGGTTCTCCGCGCCCTCCTCGCGCGAGAGGGGGAGCGTGTGGCGAGGGCGATTGCCGTAGATCTGACGCCGATGTCGATGCCGACAGAGCGCGCGATAGCCATCGTCCGCCGCCTGCTCGGCGTCAAGGAGGCGAAGTGAGCGACAACCCGGAGGATGACTACGAGGACCGCGTGAAGAATCCGCTGCCACCGGAACCGCCGCCGATTCACGAGCCGCAGGCGCCCGCGCACATTGATGCCGCCGACTGCCCTGCGTGTCCTCCGCGAAAGCAGGAACCCGCGTCGGAGGGCGAGTTGGAGAGGCTCATCGAGCTGATCACGCTCGGGCGTCAGGCTCCGTCCAGCGAGTGCAGGGCGTTACGTGACGCTATCAACAAGCAAATCGCTGCCGAGAGGACCGACGCCGCCCGACAGGAGCGCCGGAGGACGCTGGAGGAGGTGAAGCAGCGGTGGGGCTATGTCGATTCGATCGGACGCTGGCTCAACGAGAGAATCCGGGAGGCGGGCGGAGAATGAGCGCCAAGCGACGTACACCCAAGAAAGCAAGGCGACGCAGCGTTGCCGCCGTGGTTCGTGAGGAACTGCTGTTGGATCGCCTGCGTCGGGAGTGCGCGCGAACGGAACGCGAGAATGAAGAACTCAGGAGGCGGCGATGAGTGAGCAGACGTTGGACAAGACACTGGCGGCGCTCAAGGAGCGGCTCGCCTGCCACGACATCGGCGAGGCCCGCGCGATTCTCTCCCGCGCCCTGGCCGAGGCCGTCAGGGAGGCGGATCAGGCACGCCAAGACGCTGTGGAGGCATGGCATCGAATTACGCTCTGCGCCCAACATAACCGACTCGCTCAGACCAACACGCGCTGCATTGTGTGCGAGCGCGACGAGGCGAGGGACGAGAGGGATGTGCTTCGCGGCAGCGCCTATACGGCCGCTGAAGTGCGTGACCGGCTGGTTCGCTCGCTGGAGCAGCGCGCCGAGAAGGCCGAGGCCGAGTGTGTCTACTTGCAGGAGCGCCTTGAGAGGCACCACGTCGTCGGCGAAGATAAGGACTGCCTCTGCTATCAGCCATCCAAGGAGCCGAGCCGTGATTGACCGGGAGGAGGCCGATCTGATTCGTCTGGCGCGCGACCGCGAGTGGTCGAACCGCCTACAATCACAAGACACCATGCACCCGGATTCACCAGATCTCGACGTGGCAATTGCGTGGTACGTAAGCGTCAAGCGTGCGGAGGCCCGCTGCTTCCAACAGTCGCCCGCGAAGGAGAGGAGATGAGCGAACTCACTGACCGCGCGAAACTTGATCTGATCGAGGAGGCCGCGTTCGATCCGAGTCTGAGCGACTTCAGCGTGCGCGTGGTGGTGCAGAACATGACGCGCCCGTTGCCGCTGACCAAGAAAGACATGGAGTGGGCGCAAACCATCGTCGCCGGCATCGACAAGTCGCCCGCGAAGGCGGGAGGGGAGGGGAACAATGGCTAGCGCAGGAGTCATCTATCGCGAGGTTCGATTCAGGTTCGATGACGACCTAACGCAGGTTTATGTGCTGTGCGAGGCGACTGGCGATGCACCGATCGGCGTCCAGGGCTGGCATCACCGCGCATTTCCGCCGACGATGAACATGGAGCAGATCATCGACAAGACTTTCAAATGGTCCGGCGACAGCAACGATCATCCGCTCGCTTGGGGTCAGGAAGCGCCTCGTCCATGACCCCCTGGCGCAGGCTCGTGTGCTTCGTGGGGCATCGGTGGTCATGGCATATTCCGACAAGCCGCTTCGAGGTGCGCACCAACAAGGCTCGCGGAGTGACGAGGATTTACTCTCCCCTCGGGAACGCTCCATTCGCACAGGACGATCCGTGGGAGCTTGAGCTCGCCTTCTTCCAATGCTGGAAGTGCGGCAACAAGTGGCCCGCCCGATGACCCGCCTCCGTCTCGCTCCAAATGGGTATTGGGTCGAGTGTTATGCCTGCGGTGGCACAGGAGAAGGCGATCACGACTGCGGAGAGGACTCCTGTTGTTGTCTTGATCCGGAGCCGGAATCCTGTATGCAATGCGATGGCGACGGTGGCTGGTATCAAAAGGACGAGCCAGTGACCGACCAGGGTGACGAGCCATGATCCGTCTCGCTCTCTGCGCCGTGGGGATGGTGGAGTGAGCAGCACGAACCGCGGCTCGAAGCGCGCCAAGGGCGATGCCTACATGACGCGGCCCCAGGACATTGAGGCGCTGCTCCGGCACGTCAAGCCTTGGGGGCGCGTCCTCGAGCCCTGCGCGGGGACCGGGAATATCGTCGATGCCCTCCAGCGTGTCGCCTGCGAATACGCGATCGAGTGGATCGACACCTACGAGCTCGCCAAGGGCCGCGACTTCCTCCTCGTCGGAGAAGGCCACTCGCGCTACGACTGGATCGTCACGAACCCGCCGTTCTCCCTCGCCGTCCCGTTCATCGACAAGGCGCTCAAACTGGCCGATCATGTCGCCATGCTCCTGCCGACCGGCTTCTACGCCAGCAAGGAGCGGTTCGAGTGGTGGCAGGACAAGCTGCCGACCGCGCAGTACACGCTTCATCAGCGCCCCTGGTTCCTCGACTGGGACGGAAACCGCGTGCTCGGCAAGGACGGCAAGCCGGGGACCGACTCGGCGACCTATGCCTGGCTGGTGTGGTCTAGGCTGTATTCGGGGATTCACGTGATATGAAGAAGAAGTACGTGCTGCACCCCGGACCTCTGTACAGCCGCACGGACGACGATGAGCACTTCGTCGGCGCGGCGGATCTCGCCAGGCTGTACCGTGTCCGCATGAGCGAGTGCTATGTCTACAAGGGGGACACGACCCCGCATCTTCTCGACCTTCCTGGGGTAACCCACCTCTATCCGGACCATTTCGGCAAGTACTCACCCGCCGGCGACGCCGGCAAGGAGGCACCGTGCAAAAGATCCTCACTGCCTGGGCTTGGACATCCACCGCCGCCACCCTGCTCGCTCTTACGCTCGCGCTCGCCGCGCCGAAGACGTCAGCCCCGCCACTCCCGGACATGAGCGGAGACCGGACCTGCGTCTCCCTCTACGAGTTCGGGCCGGACGGGACCCTGGTTTTCGTCGGGGCCAGTGAGAGCCCGTCGTTCAAGGGACGCACCGAGGATCTCCCGAGCCTGATCGATGTCCACCTGCGGCACTCGTTCCAGTTCATCGGGCGCACCCACGGCAAGAGCGAGCGGTGGCTCGCGCAGCGGGACGCCGCGCCGATCACCCTGACCGACGGCCTCAACTACAGCCCCGAGTACGTCAGGACGGTCGGAGGGGGCGAGGGCGGAGCGGTGTGCTGGTGCGCGACGCCGACCCGCGGCGCGGACGATAAGACGATCATCGGTTGCGACTTCCCGTGCGGGTCATGCGAGAAGTGCGTCGTCACGGGATGATCGTCCTCGCTGTCGATCCGGGGACGCGCTGCGGCTTCGCCATCGGAGGCGTTGGCGGAATATCGGGGACATGGGACCTCGCGCCGAAGCGTGGCGACTCGCCGGGGATGCGCTACATCTACCTGCGCACGAAACTCGAGTGGGTCCTGAACGCCTATTCCAACCTCGAGCTCGTGGCGTACGAGATGGCACACCACCGTGGCGGGGCCGCGACGGAGTACGCGATCGGTGTCGTGACCCACCTGCAGAGCTGGTGCGCCGAGCGCAATATCGAGCACGTCGCCGTTCACGCCGCCCAGGTCAAGCGGCACGCGACGGGACGCGGCAATGCGAAGAAGCCGGAGATGCTCGCGGCGGCCGAGAAGCGGTTCGGGTTCCGTCCGCAGTTCGATGACGAGGCGGACGCGCTGTGGATCCTGGACTACGCGATGAACGCGATCGCCAAGAGCGGCCAGTGAGGCGCCCGGTCATCGGCGCGGCAGTGTGGGGTTTCGTAGGAGCCGCCTTTGTGTTGAAATTCGGGGGCCGCGCGGACGCGCGCGCCGCGATCGCCGGCGGTGTCGGCTGCGCGGCGATCTACCTGATCGTCACCGTCATGCGGAGGATCGCCCGTGTCTGACCTCACGAACGCCCCGATCGCGCCCATCGGAATCCGCTGCCCTGGCTGTCCGGCCACCTTCGAGATCAGCATCCCGCGCAACCTTGCGGAGAGCACGGGGGGCATCAGCCCGGCTCACCCGATGTTCGCCGGCCTGCGCCAGCACCTCGCCACGACCGGTCACGCTGGGAGCCTCAACGGCGTCGTCAGCATCGACCAGCTCATCGAGGCGTTTCTGGCGACAGCGGCCGGGCAGTGACCTGGCTGTATCGAGGCGTCAGCCAAGCTCTCGCGCGACGCGGGCTCTACCTGTGCCACGGTTGCCCGACCGTATTCACCGACGTTGTCGCAGCCACCTCGCAAGCGAGACCCTACAGGCCCGGTCGTGCCGCGCTGTGCCCCGCTGCGTCCACCGGATGCGGGTCGCGAAGTCCATCGCGCGCCACTGGCGGAAGGTCGCCCGCGCATAAAAAGGCCGGGGGTCAGAACTGCACCCCCGGCCGCGGGAACGAGCCCGGCTTGATCCGTACTACCGCAACGCCGGCCCCGCCACGTCGAGGCGCCCGCGCGCCCCATCGCCCCGTGGGTGATACGTTCGTGCCTGCCAGGTAGGAGCGCCCCATGACAGCGGGGGCGCCTTTGGGCTGTTAGGCGAGGAGGTTGGTGCGGTGTGGGGCGTGATCGTGGCGCCTGGGCCGGTTGCGCGCGGCCAGGAGCCCGATTTCGTCAGGGTCACCGGACCCTCATGTAGACGAGCAGCAGCAGAGCCAGGAGGACGGCGCGCAGGACTGGCCAGGTCCGCCTCACCACAGCCGGCCCCACGCCCCGATCAGCAGGATCAGGTCGGCAAGGCTCAGGGCTACGAGCCCGGCCAGGACGCCGGCCGCGAAGCACATGCCCGGGTTGTCCCTGGCGAACGCGACCCACCAGCGTTCCCGCTTCGCCGGGGGCGGGTTGGCGCGCAGGAAGCGGCCGTTCGAGAGCGCCTCGATCGGCATGTTCCAGAGCTGGATCGCCCTGTCGGTCCGTGCATCCCACGGCCCGCGCGCGCCGCACGGGCACATGACCGACGCGCCGACGGTGGGGTGGAAGTGGTAGATCACGATGGGGATGTCGCCGCACCAGCCGCAGGGGCGCGGGTCCTTCTCAGATTTCAGCACGTTACTCCTTTCCTCCGCGCCTCGTGGCGCAGCATGTGTCGATGCGCGGCTTCCGCGCCTATCAGGTTGTCGACCTTCTCCTGGGCCTCGCGCTTCGTCTTGAACAGCGGGAACCCCGCCGAGAGGGCCTTGCTCACCGTCCAGCCCCGCCCGATGCGCTCCACGAACTGCGCCCCGAACGCATGGCGGTGAACCAGGGCGTTCCACTCTGATTCGCTCAGGCGCCCGAGGCTCGTCTCGTAGGCGGTGTTACAGGTGGCGCACGGCAGCTCGTCCTCCTCGTACATTGGCATAGGGCGCTCCGTCACGCCAGCCGTTTCAGGTTGCTCAAGAGAATCCGAACGCGCCCGATCGTGCTGTGCTGACAGTATTCGCCGTCGCATCCCTCCTCCTCACGGTGGCTGGCCACTTGGTAGACCTCGCCCCACTCGTCGAAGTCGTTGAGCAGCTCGCTCAAGAGAGCTAGCATCGTGGGCGCCGCGGCGGCGAAATGCGTGAAGTAGTCACAGTCGGTTGGATTGAAGTAGCCGCCCCCGCCGTTCTCTTTCGGCTTGAGGCACCGCTGAATCGTCACGAACGGCACACCCTCCACCGCGATCAGCCGTCCGTCCTCGACCTTGTATCGGCCGCTCGGGATGCTGCGCCGGTATTCCTTCGGCATGGCCTACCTCCATCGTGCGGTAGCGCACGGCGGGCGGTCGCGTCCTCCACGGCGCGGCCGTCCTCTCTGCGTTACCTGCCGTGGAAGTGCTGGAAGAACTGCCAGGCCGTGCCACAGAAGTGCGCGAGCTGGTACCAGATCATCGGGCCATCACCTCCCTTCAAATAGAATCGTCCGCGAGCGGACAGTCACGGAAGTGGCCGGCGGTCGAGCCACATTCGGAGCACACCCCGTCGTACCCCGTCCCGCAGTCGCCCTGCTCGCCGCAGGACGAGCACGGCGCCGCGTCGGTGCAGACGTGCGGGCACGACTTGTCGTTGCAGCACATCCCCACGCCATCGCTCGAGGGTTCGGCCTCGCGGCCCCAGGTCAGGCTCACGACTGCACCGGCCAGATGAGGTCCATCGCCTCGTTGAGGTCCTCTGGCTCGATGTCGTCCCACCAATCCGCGAACCACGCGACCCCGTCGTCGTGCGGGCCGAAACCGCTCACCCACCCGCCGCTATAGGGGGCCGGCGATTCGCTTCGTGGGTGCAGCCCCATAGGACAGCGTGGTTCCCCGTCCGGGAATCCGCGCCACCGGAAGCTACTGCAAAAGTCGCCGACCCTCTCCCTGGTCGGCAGCGTTTGGGGGCGCGCGACGGTGGCGCGGATCTCTCGTACGACATCGCGTGCGGCGTCGGGTAGCGGATTCATCTATTCCTCCTCTGGCCCGAACAGGCGGGCCCTTTCGGTTGGGTGGTCGGTGAGGGTCTGGCGCAGGGCCGCACACAGGATGCCGTAGGCGCGGCGCACGGCCTTGCGGTTCCCCTTGCCGGGGAACGCGGAGGCCAAGCGGTCAGGGAAATGAACGACCTGCCCTGCGGCGATGGAAAGCCCCTGGGCCTGCTCGACGGTGAGCGTGACGCGGACGCGGGGTCTCATTACACGCCGCCCATGTTCATGTGGCGCACCACGAACGCGCGCGCCGCCTCGTACGCGGCACGCTGGTCGAAGGCGTCGAGCACGCTCAACAGCGCCTCCGGCATCGTGACGGTGAAGAAGTCGCTGCCCTGGTGGCCCAGGACGCTCCCGAGTTCATGCGCCGCCTCTTGGATCGCCTCGTCGCGCGCCTCCTCCAGCGCGTACAGCCTCCGCGTCCCTTCCACGCGCCCGATCCTGTTGCCCGTGGGCGCCTGATACTCTTTGGCGGCGACGCAGGCGCCACCCAGGATCGCGTCGAGGTTCTTGACCAGCACGGAAAAGTTCTCGTCTTTGACCCGGACGCCGTAGCGATCGTTCGGTCGCGGCTCGACCTCGAAGGCGCGCGACTCCGCGATGAGCACCGCGGCCACGCTCCGTAGCGCACTCACTCCCTTCACATGCAGCGTCTTCCATCCTGCTCGGGCGTGCATCGTCAGTCCTCCTTGCGTGGAAGTGGTGGGGTCACGGGTTCGGGTTTCACGAACAGCGGCGCCTCCTCGTGGGTGGCCGGGGCGACGCTGCGGAACTTCCGTTCGTACGCCTGTCGGTCCAACTCGCGGCGACGTGCGGCGAGGGCGCGTGCGGTCGCCCCCTCCTGCGCCTCGATCAGGCGGTCGCTCGTCGGTGGGGTACGGAAGCTCGATGACCCGCGCAGCGTCCGCCAGCACCCGCGACACAGCGGGCCCGCGTGTGCGTCCATCACCTCGCAGCCCGTCTTGATGCGGCGACCACACTGAGCGCAGCGCCACATGCTGCCGCTCACGGCTTCGCCCGCTTCTTCTCGTCGCGTGCGGCGAGGCGATCGATCTTCTCGTTGAAGTGCCGATCGATAGCGTCGGACATGGCGAAGTAGCCGCGCGTGGCGGCTGTTCTCGTTCCGCGATCAAACACCGCGAGCAGCGAGTCGCGACACTGAACGACTTCCCGGAGGACGCGATAGAGGGCGCGCGCCTGCTCCTCGGTCAGGAAGATGACGACATCGCGCCGCCTCACCGCTTGCCACCGTGATCGCTCACCCGATGGGGCTGCCCTGGATCGGTCAGGATCGACAGCGCCGGGAGGCCAGCGCAGTCGCGAGCGCGAGAGCGGCGCGGGCCTTCTCACATGCTCCGTCAAGTCCACCATCCTCGAAATACACCCCGCGCTTAATGGCGTCGAGCAACCCCGCCAGCGCCTCCCGCATGGCCGGCGCGGCGAGAATCAGCCGCACCGCGTCGGCCCCAGCGGTCGGCTGATCGCCACGATAGGAGACCGTAATCACCCGACTGTCACCGATGGTGATGTCAACGGCGATTGCCCCAGCGCCGCGCCGTGTGCAGATTTCTTCCCACGCCTTCATCGCGCCCCTCCGTACCCCTTCGATGGGTCGAGCCAGCCCGCCCCGTTCTTGATGTGCTCCGCGTAGCGCGTCCCATCCTGGGCGTTGCGCGGGCCGATCGTTCCCTCCTCGTGGTCCTCGGTGACGTGGTCGAGCCCGCACACCTCGCACGGCCCATACACCGGGTCGGCGTCCGGCACGGGGTCGCAGTCGTGGTCATGCTTCTCGAAGTGCAGGAGCGCCTCCATCCTCGTGAGGCTCTGAGCGTCGGCGCACGGCGTCACCTGCGCGCCGCTCGTCCGTCCTGTGCACCTGTACGTCTGCATCTCTCGGTCTCCTTGTGTCGGGCGCTGGCTTGACGGTCGCGGCTCCTCCTGCACCGCGGCCGTCCGTGTCAGCGTCAGACCTCCTCGACATCCCCTACGATGCACCGCCGCCCCACGTCCACCGGCTCCATCTTCCCGCGCCCACCCACCTCCACGAACGCCCGCGCACCCACCACCGACCGCGCCGACACAGTGATGTAGAACTCGCGCGTCTCCTTCACCAGCATCCGATACTTCCTCACCGGCCGCGCCGCCACCTTCTGCTTGATGCTCGCAGGTAACCGCCCACCGTTCGCCAACACGAACGCCACGCCCAGGTCCGGCGGCTTCCGGTCGGCGCTCACTGCCGCGCCTGCATCTTGATCGCGGCCTGGATGAGAAGCGCCTGCTCGGCCGCTGGCTGCCGAAGCGTGTAGTGCACCGCCGCCATCTGCATCGGGTCCGCTCCCTGCTGAATGTGGTCCAGCTCCAACCCGTACCCCGTCGCCACCCCTTCGAGACGCGCGGCCTCTACGTCCTCCGCGGTGAACTGCCGCTTCGGCTCGTCGGTCGTCCCCTGCGGACACGCCTTGTTGTCGAGTCGCATCTCCCTGCCCTCCTGTGATGAAACGTTCACCCGCGCGTAACCTACGCCCTCTTGCGACTCCGTGCAAGAGTTATTTGCGGACAATGTTCGTGCCAAGCGTGCGAGTCGGCGAACAGGAAAGGCGCGTGCCATGACGAATGTGTGTGCGTATTGACACACTCGCACATGCTTCACATCGACCTACGTAGGCCGCCACAAAAGGTAACGCGAATCGACAGGTGTGTCAGTTTTGACACGGTCTGCGGCTCGGCGGTTGGTGGCGTCCCGCCTCGTTCGCGCCCCCAGCCGCTCTAGTTTCGCGCCCGATGCGCCCTGGTTTCTCCTGCCACTCCGCGCGTGAGTAGCTGCCAGTGACGCAGCGCCTCGACTCTTGATGCGCGTCGCAAGAGTGCGTGACGTGTCGCCGGCCGGTCTCTGGTGGTGGTGCGGCGGGTCGTCCGGTCCTCGATGGAGTGGCGCGCGTGTCGGTGGTTGGTTGCTGGCCTGGGCTGCTCCATGCGTTCGGTCGGTGGACCGTGGGTGGGGGGGGATGGCGCGACGTGGGGTGGCCAGCAGGTGAGAGAGGGTACCCTACCTGTCGCTACGCCTACCACACAACTCGAACCGAAATTTTTTACAACTCAGTAGGCCGTACTGAGGCCCATGTAGCGTAGGGTTCAGAACCCAACCAGAACTAGTTCTGAACCCTGCGGCAGAGTCGTGAGTAGGGCCAGCCGAAAACGGGCATTTCAGAGCCCGTTTCGGTGGCTCTACGACTCTCTCGGTCGACTGTGGGTATTTGGGTCCAGAACTCCTATGGGGGGTACGGGGGGTTTTGGACCCTGGACCCAAGGCTGTGGAAATCTAGCCATTGACCTCACGCTTCGAGGCTGCGGGTCGCGGAGCTAAAATCGTGTGGGTCGGTGGTGGTTGATGGGTCTGAAATGGAGGGTAGGGTCCAGAACTCAATCTGGTCTGGCGAGGTTCCAGGCGCGCTTGATGGTTGAGCGGGAGAATCCCTTGCCGGCTAGGGCGAAGGCGACCTTGGAAAACGGGACACCTGGTTCGGACTCGAGGATGGCGGCGACGGCTGTGATGGCGTCCTCGAGGATGGTGGGTGGGCGGCCGCCCTGGCGCCGGTCGCTGAACTGGGAGGCGTCGGCGACTGGCTCGAAGCGGAGCACCCCTTCCTGCCAGGTCGTACGCAGGTAGAACTCGAGGCCCTGTTCGGCGTCGCGCTGGGCGTCGACGATGAGCTTCATGGCGCGGTCGGAGCCCTTGCCGACCCGGGCGAGGGCGACGTGGGTGTCGACGACGTTCCGGAAGTCGCCCGCCCCGCGGACGGCCGAACTGGGGTCATCGCTCCCCATCATCGGCTTGCGGTGGTGGTGGAGGATGGTGATGCCGACCTTGGCCTCGTCCCGGAGCCGGAAGATCCGGTCGATGAAGAAGCGGCGCATCTCGCCGTTGTCATTCTCGTTCAGCGTGTGGATGCCGGTCAGGGAGTCGAGGACGAGCTCGGTCACATCGTTCGCCTGCAGCCACTCGAGGAGGGACCGGAAGTTGTCCTCCTGGTTCAGATACAGGCTCCGGGCGCTGATGTACTTGATGCGGCCCTTCCGGACCATGTCGATGCCGTCGACCTCGAGCCCCGCCGCCACCGCCTTGAGCCGGCGCGCCCAGACAGACATCCTGTTTTCCGCGTCGACGATCGCCCAGGAATGGCCGCCCGTCGACTTGAACTGGCCGGCGATCGTCGCGCCCGTCGCGCTCGAGATGGCCGCGGCGATGATAAAACTGGACTTGTAGGTTTTGCCTAATCCGGTGAGCAGCCGAACGCCGCCCGTCGTGAACAACGGCTCGAGAGTCCACGACAGCGGTTCGTTGCTGGCCGCCTCGATCTCGTCCGCCGTCGCGTGCACGAGAGCCGACGTCGCGCGCACCGGCGTCCCGTTCGAGTCCGGCACCGTCGGGTCCGTCAGGTCGACCGGCTTCATCGTCGCCTGCGCCGTGATCAGCTCGCGCAACCGCTCCGCCGTGCCGCCGGCGTCGAGCCAGTCGGAGACGTCGCCCTTCTCCTTCACCCCGGGAAGGTGCACGAGCCGAAGCGACGCGACGCCCGGGAGCACCGCGGCCGCGATCTTCCGCATGTGCTTCTCGCCCGGCGGGTCGTTGTCGGGGATCAGGACGACGTGCCGGCCCTGCAACGACTCCGACCAGGCTCCGTCCCACCCCCGCGCGGCGCCGCCAACCGAGGTCGTGGTGACGAACCCCAGCGCCGCCAGGCGATCCGCGTCCTTCTCGCCCTCGGTGATCAGGACCGCCCGGTTCGGCGCCGCCTTCACGAGCTCAGGTAGCCGGTACAGAACCCGCGGCACGCCGTTGAGATCCCACTCCCACCCGCCCTTCCCGTCCGGATGACGCTGCCGGAAGTCCTTCGGGTCGTACCGGAGGACCTCGTAGAGCAGCGCCCCGTGCGGGTCGCGGTAGGCGTAGGTGGCGACGAGGCGGCGCCTGGGGGCCGGCGCCGGCTTCTCCGGCATCAGGTCGGCGACCTTGCAGTCCAGGGCGGCGACGATGTCGGCGATGACACAGCCGGTGTGGCACTTCGCGAGGATTCCCCCGTTGTCGCCGATTGTGATCGAGAGGGACTGGTGGCCGTCGTCGTGCGCCGGACACTTCGCGACCGCACGGTCTCCCGTCCGCCTCACCCCTTGGAGGCGGGAGAGGAAGTCGTCGAGCGTCATGGGCGCGCCTTGAGGAAGCAGGCCGCCATGATCTGCCGGCCGACGAACTGCGTGTACGCCGGCGGGATCGCCTGGGTCAGCTCCCGCCAGGTCATCCAGTCGATCCCCATCGCGTCCCCCGCGTCCTCGCGGTTCTTCGCCCGGATGAACGAGCCGCCCTTCTCGCGCGGCCGGAGAGATCCGGACCCCTGGTGACCGTAGACGCCGACGGACCTGCCCTGCGCGCCGTGTTGGTGGAGCGGCTGCAGCATCGACACGTTCGACTCGAACAGCCGGTGCCGGCGCACCCGCAACCCGAACGACGACCCGCACAGCACGATCGCGTTCTCGAGCGGCGCCGACTCGACGTTCTCGATGACGTAGTAGAGGCCGGTCTTCTTGAGCGCCGCGCGCACCGGCTCGATCAGACGCGGGTGGCTGGACGTCTTGCGATGCAGGGCGGTTAGGTAGCAGTACGCCTGGCAGGGCGGCGAGGCGTGGATCACGTCGTACTCGTGGGCGTAACGCGCCACCCAGTCGAGCGCGTCAGCCCGGACGAACGTGAAGGGGTAGTTGCGCTGGAACTTGTGGTCGACGCCCACCACCTCGAAACCGGCGCGCGCGTATCCCATCGCGGCACCGCCGGCGCCGCAGAACAGGTCGAGTAATTGTGGGCGTCCTGGAGCGACCGTCACCCGCGCGCCCGGCTCTTTCCGTAGGGGCTCACCGCCTGCATCGCGATCGAATCGAGCTGCAGGTTCGCCAACTCGAGCTCGGCGTCAATGACCGCCAGATGCGCCTCGGACAGGCGGGCGCGCGCCGCCTGGACGGTGGACTCCTTCCAGAAAATCCTGACGCGAAGGTAGGTGATGAAGGCGCGGTGGCGAAGGTACTGCAGGCGGGAACGGAGAGGTGACACCCGGGGACCCCCCTTCACAATCCGGGCGGGCCCCTCTGCGACCCGGGGGGATCCGAGGATCGCCGGGGCCCGCCACGCACGCGACCGTCGCCGCGCGCCGTCACGCTTCTACTCCTCCGAAAAACTCTTGTCAAGAGTGGCCTTGACATTTGTCCGCGCGGAGTCTAGAGTCCCGCGCCATGAGGACAGCACTCCAGACCCCCGTCGCCAAGTTGACTTGCGCGGGCTGCGGGCGGCAGGCCGATTTCGACCTCCTGCTGGGGCGCGTCGCGTCGGTCTGGCAAATCAGGTTCACGCCCGAAACCTTCTCCGGAGTCGAACACAGAGAGGACGGAGAGCATCGCATCGGAGTGCTCCCGGCGTACCTCACCGTTCAGTGTCTTGACTGCCACTGGACGACGCGGTCCAAAACCTACGCCCAGCTTCTCACCGAGAGGACCCCGGAGGCATGAGACTCCGCGACCTGTTCTCCATCCCCGGCTACAAGGCGACGATCTGGCGCTCGAAGGGCGGCGGTCCGATCCGCAGGGGCACGAACCGCCACCAGCTAACCAAGGCGCAGAAGAAGCGCGCGCGGCGCAACCGGACCCGGGCGGCGCTCCTGGCGAACGGACGACTCGTGGCGCGGCGGACAGCGAAGCGCGGCCGGCGGATGCAGCGGGCGCTGGGTAAGGTCTGGTCCGAGGGGGCGATGCCCGAGGTGTTCTGCTGATGGGCTACATCGTCCACCCTGACGGCCGCATTGAGGCCGCGACACCCGAGGAAGCCGTCGAGCTCGCGCGCCTGTTCGCCCGCGGGCCGACGCCGGGTGCGCGCGTCGTGTCCGACGCGCCGGCACCGCGCGTCAAGCCGAGGCCGGTCGCCGATCCCATCATTCGCGAGACCCTCGCCCAACTCCCGCGCATGGGGCAGGCGCCGACTGTGGCTCCGCTCCGCTTGAAGGACATCGCCCCCAAGGCCGCTAACGGCGTCACGCTGCTCGGCAAGGACCTGCGGGAGTACCGCCAGCGCCACGGTCTCAACCAGACCAACGTCGCCCACCTGATGAAATACGGCGGCGCCGGGACGGTGAGCGTCGCGGAGACGAACCAGTTCGCGCCGCTCCCGGAGCGCATGGCGACCTGACTGACGGAGCGCCTGGCGATGGAACGTGAGGATCGTGGTCCGAAGGAGGAGCGCGCAGGGCCCGCCACAACCGCTCCATAAAAGCCGACCTGTACTGGGAGAGAAAGTGGGGACGCCTCCTCAAGCTCACCGACCACATCGCGCCGCGACTCACGTTCGACGGCGCCCACGCGCACGCCGACCGCAGGGTGACCGACGCGGTGAGGGTGTACCAGACGTGGCTCAGAGGCGAGGACCTTATCGGAGGCTGTCGCGCGGAGATGGAGCGTCTCGCGACCGGAGGGTACGGGCGCAGGGACGTCAACGGATACAGCGTCAGGAGGAAGCGCGATGGATCTGAGAAGCCTGTGTGACGCCCTCGAGAAGCCGTGGTCCGACATGATGAACCACCTTCTCGTCCTCTACTCGATCGCGCGCTACGCCCCCGGACGCAAGGTCGTCGAGATCGGCGTCGACGACGGGTCGTCGACGGCGGCGCTGCTCCTGGGGGTCGCCGCGGCGAACGGTCACCTGACGAGCATCGACGTCGCGCCGTGCGACCGCACGCGCCAGGACATCTCGGGTTGCCCCTTCTACTCCCGCTGGACCTTCATCCAGGGAAAAAGCGCCGAGGTCGCCGGCCAGATCGACAACGACCTGGATGTCGTGTTCATCGACGGCGATCACTCCTACGCCGGCACGAAAGCCGACTGGGAGGCGTACTCGAAGAAGGTGAAGATCGGGGGCCTCATCCTGTTCCACGACGCGCTCGCATACCCGGACGTGCAGCGCGTCGTCGACGAGATCCCCGTCGTCGCCGCCCCCGAGGGATGGTGGGAGAAGGTCACGCTGCCGTGGGGCTACGGCCTCACGATCGCGAAGCGTCTGCAGTGAGCGACGTCGTCGACCTGCAGGCCGAGCGCGAGAAGCGCCGGCCGCACTCCACGGGGCGCGCGCGCTGCCTCGACTGCAAACACGAGTGGCAGTCCGTTGCCCCGAGCGGTACGGTCTGGCTCGAGTGCCCGAAGTGCTCTCTCGTGCGCGGGCGATTCATCTTCCCGCACGAGCTTCCCGAAGGGACGGGGGTCTGGCACTGCAACTGCGGCAACACGCTGTTCGAGGTCCTCGTCGACGGGTTCTTCTGCCCGAACTGCGGCGTCAAGCACGAAGGATTGCCCGATTAACTCTTGACAAGAGTCGCGGGGGAGAGTAGGGTCTCGCGTCATGGACCTCCTCGGGGAGTGGATCAGAACCATTCGGATCGCCAAGGACCGCAGCGCGATCGAGATGGAGGCGACGTCGGTATCCTCGGCCGGCCCGTTCCTCTATCGGTGCTCGAACGATTGCTGCAACGAGGTCTGGATCGAGCACGTCACTGGCGTCGACTCGATCCTGTCGTCGTGCAATGAACCGGAGAAGCAGATCGTCGCGCTTGACCTGCACGTCGTCGACGACCTTGAGCCGCACCTCATCGCGAACCAGATCCAGCGCACCGAGAGCAAGGATGGCGGAGACGCCGGCGTCGAGACGACGTACTACTTCCGCCTGCGCACGAAGAAGGGGACGTTCACGATCGAGCTGCGGAATAACCACAATGGGTACTACGGCGGGAAGCTGGAGCGCGCGCTCCCGGGAGAGCTGCCGCGCGACCTGGAGTGGGTCGACGTGAAGGAGGACCTCTGATGGACATCCAGACCTGCAGTGAGCCGACCTGCGGCAAGCAGTTCGTCTTCCTCAACAGCGTCCGCCAGCCCGGCAAGTTCGTCCCGGTCGACGTCGCGAGCGTGACCCAGGCGGAGATGGCCGGGGAAGGCGTCGACTTCGAGAGCGGGCGCCACGTCAGCCACTATTCCACCTGCACCAACCCGAAGGCGTTCAGCAAACAGCTCCACTCGAAGGGAGGACCCAGTGCCGCCTGAGTCAACGAACGACATCAACAATCGCTTCACCTACCACGCCCCCAAAGGCGACCAGGCGCAGACGTACGAGACGATTCGGAGCGAGGCAAAGGGACTCGCCCTGCTCCTGCTCGAGAAGTGCCCGCCGAGCCGCGAGCTGTCGTTGGCACTGACGAACCTCGAACAGGCCGTGTTCTGGGCGAACGCCTCCATCGCGCGAAACGGGTGATCCGGTGAGCCTGTACCGATTCGGCGTCGTCACCCCGACCGTTGCGGACCGCGGCGTGCTCCTGAAACGCTGCCGACGATCGATCGACTGGCAGTGGCGCAACGATGTCCGGCATATCGTCTACGGTGACGGATTCACGCCGGAGTCTCCGGTGGGTGCCGTCGCTTTCATCGACCGATCGGGGCGCGACCGAAAGGGGCACGATCCGCTCATCGGGAACGACATCCGAAACAAGGCCGTCCAGGAGTGGGCCGACAAGGTCGACCTGTTCGTCTTCGTCGACGACGACAACATCCTCCTGCCTGGGGCGCTGAACCGCTTCGAGAAGGCCGCAGCCCCGGTCGTGCTATCGAGGATGCTCGAAATCTCGACCGACGGACGCCAGAGGATTTATCCGAAGCCGGAGGACGCGAGACTCATCGAGGGCAACTTCGGATCGCTCCAAATCTGCGTGGCATCGGAGATCGCCAAGGACTGCCGGTTCACGCCCGACAGGTACAACGGCGACTGGGACTTCATCCAGCAGGCCCTCGCGATCGCCGGCCGGGAGGCGAAGGCGATCGAGGACATCACCGGGATCTGGTGCCGGGAGGGAGTGTGAGGCAGCGGTGCGGAAAGTGTGGCCGACGCCGCAAGACTGCGCACGAACTGGACCGCGCGCGCTGGTGCCGGCAATCGGGATGGCGCCTGCGCCGGTTCACCGAACGCATGTTGCGGCTGACGGATCCGCAGAACGCGGGCGTCTCTGCTGCCTCTGCGGTTCCGAGTACGATCCCGAAGACGTAGCGGTCAGAGGCCACGCCCGACTGTGTCCCGCGTGTCGAAAGCGCGCGAGGGAGGAGGAAGCAGGTGCAAGGGACGGGAAGGTTCGCGTGTCTCGACCTAGGAAGCGGGGTCGAGGTATCGCTTCAAGTTGAGAATCCAGGCGTGATGACGCTTCGCGTCGACACGCGCTCCTCCGGCAAGGGCGCAATGATGACCACGCTGGCCTGGATTCCGATCGAAGCTTGGCGCTGGCTGTTGTCCGAATCGGAGAGGCCGGCCACGGGAGATCCGCTCGATGACATGGTGGCCAAAGCCTTCGCCGACAGCGCCGGTCGCGTGGAGAACCCGGAGACCGCGAGGCCGATGGACCCAATCCGGAAGTCCGACGTGCCATGCTGTCTGTACTTCGGCGCCGGCGCATTTCACTGCTCCAGGCACGGATCCATCGAGACCGAGATTCACGTCTTCTCTGATCCGAACACGTACATCTGTCATTGCCCGGAGTGTCACAAAGACAACTGGCGCGACCTGCAGAGCTACAGCGGCGCGCTCCCGGTTTTCTCGTACCTGGGGAGGGTAAAAGCCAGTGCCTGACGATCGCTTCGGTCTCCCTCTCCGTATCCGCCTGACCGCGGAGATGCGCGCGTGGCTGCTCCTCGAGGGGAGCCGCCGCGGGACGACGGCGAGCCAGGTGATGCGCGACCTCATCCGCGCGGCGATGGACAAGTCGCCGCGCCGCCCGGCCGCGGCGCGCGGTGAGCACGGCCTCCACGCGGTCACGTCGAAGCTGGCGCCGGAGCTGCCCGACGAAGACAATGTCTGACCAGCCCCCGCAGGGGCACGGAAACCCAGTAGACGCCCTCCGGTTCGGGGACGATGACATCCTTCGAGCGAGCCTCGAGTTTCGGTGTTGGATCTGCACCGGCGTCCACAGCGCGACGGTCACCTTCTCTCGCGTCGCGGGAGGATCCGGTATGCGCATCACGGAGGACGCCATCTTCGAGTGCGGCCGCAAGAGCCGGATGGTCTTCGGCGTGACCGACGGAGCGTACGACGCATGAGGCTCGCCAACCAGGTCAACAACCTGTACCGAACGCGCGGTGGCCGGCAAAGCGCGAACCGCATGAAGCGATGCGGCTTCGAGCGCGGTGGCCGGCCGAGGACCGAGCGGCCCGTGGCCGTCGCCGAGTTCCGGTGCGTCGGATGCGGCGCCGCGATGGACGGGGCGGCTTCCTTCTGCGACGGGTGCGTCGCCGGCGCGCCCCGTGTCCAAGACTGACCCCTTCGCGCGCCTCGACGAGAGCGAAATCGCCGCGGCCGTCCGCTCCGAGGCGGCCGCCGGGGCGAGGACCAATCCTGGCCCCGACCACCTAGCCGCGCTGTTCCGCAAGGCCATCCGAGAAATCCTCAACGAGGACGAGATCAAGAAGGCGATCCGGGCGCGCCTGCTCAGGGAGCTCAAGGGCGAGGTCGCGGCCCGCTTCGGCCCCGTGCTGATGAAGATCGGCGGGGGCAGCAAGACGGGCACGAAGGGCTCGAGGAAGTACGAGGGTCGAAAGGCCGAGGAGTTCGTGGGCTGGACAGTCGCGGAGAAGATTCGCTACTCTGAGACCGGCGAGAGGCCAGCCAGGCTCACCGCACCGGCGAGCCCAAAGGAGACGACATGAAGCGCCTTCCGTGGTTCCTCGTATTCGTCTGCTCCGTTCTCTGCGTTGCTCTCATGGGGGCCAGCAAGGGAACCATCCGCGGCGGCGACCCCGCCGTCGTCCTGACGACCATAGCGGCCGGCCCGACCGAGACCTGCTCGACGCTCTCGAGGGAAATCACGGGATTCATCATCCACAATCGAACGGCGCACGACACGAAGGTCTGCTTCGTCGCCGGCTGCACGGCCTCGAGCTACATGACGCTCCTGGCCAACACCTACTGGCAGGCGGACATGTACCTGAAAAACGGCGACGTCGTCTGCTTCAACGGCACGGCCGCGGACGTCGTCGAGATGGTGACCCTCCAGTGAAACGCCTGCTCGCCGCGGTCCTCGCCTTCCTCGTAGCGACACCGTCCTTCGCGGTGACGAGCTACTACTTCTCGAATTGCGACGGGAGCTACAGCGGCCCCGACTACGGGCGCGGCGATGTCGCGAGGGTCGACTCGACGATCAGCGCGTGCAGTCACAGCGAGGATGGGATCCACCCCATCAACGCCTGCCGGTGCAATGGAACGCTGGCCAACTGCAACGACCTGGTCGCCCTCGCGGGCACGGACAAGAGGAACCCGTACTGCCTCGCCCCGGCGGGGTTCAACGAATCGACCGGCGGATACGACTACACATCGTTCGCCGCGGTTGCCTCCGCCGCCAACATCCACGCCGGCGACACGTTCTATCTCTGCGCCGGGCAGTGCGATGGGCTCGGCTCGGCGACCTACCACGTCGGTCCGACCATCACGTCGGGGACGGGGAACGGGTCGCTTCTGGTGCCCCGAGTCTCTGGCTCGAACGGGAGCCCCATCCAGATCCTGCCCTACTGTGAAAACGGGACGTGCGAGACGGTGACGATCAGCGGGGACAGCAACGGGAACGGGTCTTTCGACGCGGGCGAGATCCAGCACTTCATGACCAATGCCGCGCAGTCGCCGCAGAGCGCGGGGTCCGGCGCGACGATTAGTTACTGGACCATCGACGGCGATCCGCTCGGAACCGCGACGCACCACATCATCTTCGACAAGTGCGACGGGATCGGCATCGAGCTCGACTACACCGACCCAGGCGGCGGGGACCAGAATAACCACGATGGCGTGGCCAACGTCACGTTCAAGCACTTCGACGTCATGGAGACCGGGGCGAGGATCTGGGGAAAGGCCGATCTTGAGGCCGCGAATTGCGACTCGAACAGCGCCAACAGCCAGTGGTTCGCGTTCAAGATCAACAACTCAGGTGGCCCAGTCGTCCTCCAGGACCTCCTCCTGAAACACATCTGCGGCGTCGGCGTGCGCTACAACAATAACAACGACGCCTCCGCATCGCTCCTGGCGGACGGGATCCGATTCGAGGATGTCGTCTACCTGACGAACGACAACAACTTCAACGTGAACACCTCGAGTACGACCTCCTACCACGTCGCCCCGGCGGCCTCGATCACCTACCAGAACTGCGAGGCGCACGGGTTCATCTACGGCATCCAGGAGGAGGACAATATCCACAATCTGACCGTCCAGGACAATCGCCTCTACTGCGACGGTCTCTACCGGACCGACCCCTACTGTTCGTACCCCGGCAACTACAGTTGCCTCACGGGAATCTCGATGACGGACGGTGACACCCCGCCGTGCACGGGAGACTGCTGGAGCGACAACTACATCATCCGGCGCAACACGGTCATCGGGACCGGGAACAAGGGAAGCATCGGTGACCTCTGGACCGGCATCGCCTTCGGCGTCACGAATCGCGGCAACGGGGTGACGGCGCTCATCGAGAACAACACGGTGTCCGGTGCCAACGACGGGTGCGACGGAACGGGACAGGCCGCGGGTCTGAGCATCAACACGGCGGAGGCCGGCGTCGTGGCCCGCAACAACTCCATCTCCAGCCCGACATCGATCCCTGGCGGGACGGCGCACACGCTCTACATCAACGGACACGACATCTCGTTCACGAACAACATCGTCTCGGGCGGCGCGACGACCCCGTACGCCAACTTCACGTCCTCGGCGGCCGGGTCGACCATCACGACGAACGACTTCTACGCCGGCGCTGGTCTGAACCTCCTGCGCGTCAACGCGACGAATTACACCTGCGCGACCATCCCGACGCTGCAGACCGGGAACATCTGCTCGAAGCCCAGCTTCTCCGTTGACCCTTCCTCCACGGACGTGCCCGCCAGCCTGGCTCTGTGGGGATCCCAGGCGTGCGTCGACGCTGGCGCCTCCTGCTCGACGGACGACCTGCAGGGAACCACGAGACCGATCGGGTCGGCGTGCGACATCGGCGCCTTCGAGTACCTGGCCCCCGTGTCGACGACGAAACCTTCCCCCGTCACCTACTGCCCGGGAGTCTTCGGGCCGTCCCAGTAGACGTGCCTCCACCATCCGCACGCGACCGCCAGGCGGCCCTCGAGTCGGCCGAGCGCGAGATGTTCGCCGCCGACCCCTGGTGGGCGATCGAGAAGGGCTACGTCTTCACCGAGGACGAGCACGCCGCCAAGGGAGAGTCCGCCCGCAAGCCGTTCCCGAAGTGCGACTACCTCAAGTTCATCGTGCGCATCTATCAGGAGCGCGACGTCGGGCTGATCATGAAGGCCCGCCAGCTCCGCATGACGTGGCTGTTCTGCTACCTCCTGCTCCACAAGGCGATCACGAAGCCCGGAGCTCTGTGCGTCGCGCAGGGGAAGCGCGAGGAGGACATCCTCGCCAAGGGGACCAAGGGGCTCATGGGCCGCATCAAGTTCATGCGGCGCAACCTGCCGAAGCACCTGCAGCCCGTTCTCCTCGAGGAACCCTCCAAGGCGTCCGAGGTCTACGCCCACGAGAGCGGCATGAGCTCGACGATCATGGCGATCCCGCAGGGAGCCGACATCATCCGGTCCCTGACCGCGACCGACGTGTTCATGGACGAGCTCGCGTTCCATCCGAACGGCGAGGCGGCCTGGACCGCGGCGCTGCCGACGGTGCGCGGCGGCGGCAAGCTGTGGGGTGTAACCACGCCGAACGGTCGCGAGTTCTGCTACCTCCAGGCCGACGCCCGCATGAAGTGGGAGAGCTGGCGCGAGTGGCCGTCGGTCATGGAGGGCCTCCACGGCTACCAGACCGCGAACGGCGTCCAACTCATCGCCCTGCACTACACCGCCGACCCGGAGAAGCGGTCCTACGAATACCAGGACACGATCCGTCGCGGCTACACCAACCCGAAATACTACCGCCGAGAGAACGAGCTCGATTTCTCCGTCGAGGAGGGCGAAGGGGTTTTCCAGAACGAGTTCAAGCGCGAGTCCCATGTCCTCAAGGCGCGCTACGTCCTCAATCCGATCGCGCCCCTCTACCGCGGCTGGGACTTCGGATACAACGGCCAGGCGTGCGTGTTCATGCAACACAACAGCCGCGGGCAACTGGTCTGGTTCGACACCGTGTTCGCGCAGGGCAAGGCGCTCTCCCTCGTGTGCGTTGAGGTGATTCGGCGCACGCTGATGCACGCCGGGATTGCCTCCGAGAAGGGGATCGTCCAGCACGTCCCGCTCCCGCTCAAGGATCTCGAGGGGAACGTGATCGACAACATGAAGCTGACGCAGCCGGTCATCGGCGGGATCGGGCTCATGGTATTCGACTACGGCGACCCGGCGGCCGACGCCAAGAACCGCGAGGGCACGACCGACCGGGACACGCTCTCCAGGTTCGGTATGACGCTCCTGACGAAGCCGACCCAGAACCGGAAGCGTGACATCGTCGACCAGGTGCGCGACATGCTGCTGCTGCGCAGCGACGGGGCACCCGGGCTCATCGTGTGCGACGGGCCGGCGCAGGAGCAGTCGTTCGTGATCGCCGGGTTCGAGGGCGGCTACCACTGGCCGGCGCGCAACAGCGGCCGCGCCGACAAGATGCTCCCCCAGAAAGACGGCTTCTTCGATCACATCTTCGACGCCTGCCAGTACCTCGTCGACCACGTCAAACCCATCCGCCCGGGACTGCTCGCAGACGATTCGGCGGACACGGACTGGCGCGCGCCGGAGTGGGCGGACAATCCGCTTCGAGGAGACTTCTCATCCGAATAAGGCGCTGGCCCGAACACCTACGCAAGAACCCCGAGCGGCGCCGGCGGCTGCGGCGGATGGCCCGTGGCCTGCGCGGCTACTACGGCGAGCCGGTCTACCTCTGCGGGTCCGCGCTCCTCGACTGCAACGCCGACCCGCGAGACTGGGACGTGAGGATCGGTCTGCGCGACGCGGACTTCAAGCGCAGGTACGGAAACCCGGACGAGTTCAGGAAGAACCAGAGCAGTGGAAATTGGACGCGGGTCAACTGGCGATGGTCGTACGACTGCGTGAAGCAGTCCAAGGACAGCTACAACCGCACCCAGCTCAACGTCGACCTCCAGACGCAGACCTGGAGAACGTGGAGGGCGTACCGGCACATGCCGAGATTCCAGCTCGCATGAGCGGCGTCTTCCTGACCGTCTTCCGTCCCGGCCGGTCCTCGTGGCTCGTCGACCTCCTCGGGATCTCGCGATTCGCCATGCACGACATCATCAACGACACGACGGGAGAACTGCGGCGCCAGGCTCTCGGGCGGTACAAGACCGTCCTTCGTCTCGAGCGGCGCCAGCGCCGGCGTGAGCGCGTCGAGAAGTGGCTGTTCATCCGGGATCTGCGCCGCCTCTACAGAGAGAACCAAGCCTATCAGCGTGCCGCCGGAGACGCCCCTGGACTACCGGCGCTTGACAGACCGAAGAAGGGGGCCGATACTCCGCCGTGACGAAGTCCCCTGACGGGAGGACACGACGATGATCGGATCGAAGGTCGCGCAGGCGGAAAACCCGAACACCGGACCCTACGAGGCGTCGAGCGTCGAGGGGGCCGCGTCCGGAGACATGGGCGGATCGTCCGCGGGCCAGCCGTCCTTCCCGCAGAACGGCGCCTACGAGAACAAGGTCGCGAGCTTCGGGAACTACCCGCACGGCTCGCCCGACCCCGAGCTCGACGGCCCGCCCCTCGCGAGCCCGGCGACGCAGGCCACCGCCGCGCAGCAGCCGAAGTAAGGCGCCATGAGCAAGGCCGCGGACGCGATCATCGGCGAGGAGCTCGCCGATCTCCAGAACGTGAAACGCGACTCCTTCGGCGTCATGACGCAGCCCACGTACGAAGACGCCTGTGAGGCGATGGGGAACGGCACGGTCAACGTCGAGAGCGGGATGAACGACCCCGCCTACGACCCGCCGGTCAGCCAGGCGCAGAACGCCGCGATGCACGCCGCGGCGGCCGGCCACTCCACCCTGGGAATCCCGAGAAGCGTCGGCGAGGACTACGTCGCCGCCGCGCACGGCACGAAGGTCGGCAATCTGCCGAAGCACGTCCGCCACAAGTCCTGACCGGAGGCGCCGGATGCCGCGCTACAAAATCGAGTTCGTCTGCAACTGGGAGCCGCGCAAGCGCGGCATGGCCGAGGTCGCCATCCGGAAGTGGCTCGCGAACATGGGCGGCGTCAGCGAGCTCGACCGTCTCAGAATGGAGGAGGTCGGAGCGCCCGAGCAGCCGGCGCTCCGGATGCTCCGCCTCACCTGCGCGCAGCCGGCCGGGAAGGGAAAGGCGAAATCGATCTGCGGGCAGACTTGGCAGAACCCGACGTTCACGCCCTGCCCGAAGTGCAACGGCCGCGCGTTCGTCACGAAGGTCGCCGAGGCGGACTACGAAAAGCACCCGCTCACCGACGCGCCGCCCGAGCCGGCCCCCGGGGATCCGAAGGCGCCGCCGGCGGAGCCTCCCAAGCCGCCGACCGTCGAGGTCGTCGAGCCCGAGAAGGACCTCCCGAAACCAGTCGAGGTCCCGCCGGGCACCCCCGAGACGCAGCTCCCCCCGGCCGTCGTCAGCCAACGCGCCCAGGAGGAGGAGAGTTACCGCGCTCCTAACTGGTAATGGCCCTCGAAGAAATCGGCCTCAGTCCACAGGTCGCGACCAGCAGCCTCCCGCAGTTCAGCCAGAGCCGTAGCTGGCAACGCTTCCCGCTGACCGGCCCGCTCAACGAGCGTCTCGCGACCCTCATCTCGACCCGCGCCAAGGACTCGCTCAACTACTGCCAGGCGCGCTTCGAGCGGTTCGCCCGCTACGACAAGATCCTCCAGATGATGTCGAAGCGGAAGCCGTACGAGTGGAAGGCGAACGTCTACCTGCCGTACGCGCTGATGGCTGCGGAGCAGAGCGCCGCGATCAAGTTTCAGAAGATGGCCCAGCTCCGGCCGATGGTCGGGATCGAGCCCCTCAAGGGCGGAAGCCCGGAAGTCGCCGACCACCGCGAGGCGCTCCTGTCCTGGCACTTCTGCAACGACATGCCGATGGATTTCGTCCTGCCCGACGTGCTGCGCAACTGCGAGCGGTACGGCAAGGCCGTCGCCCTCATCGCGCCGGACTGGGACCTCAAGACGATTCGCTTCCGCGAGAAGGTGAACATCCCGACATCGTACGGCCCGATCGCGCGCATGGAGTGGAAGACGACCAGCGAGCGCGCCTACCGTCTCCGGCTCCAGAACCTCGACCTCGTGACCCTGCGCCCGCAGCCCGGGAAGCAGAACATCAACGGCGTCGATGGCATGGACTACTTCATCCGCGAGTACTTCATCCCGCTCGAGACGATCGAGGAGATGGAGCAGGATGGCCTGTGGGGTCCTCTCGTGGGCGGTCAGTCGTCCGCGATGATCGGGCACACGTCGGACTACCCGGTGAACGAGTGGGTGCAGCGGCGCCTGATGCTCCTCAACCGGACGACGATCGATTTCTCGTCGGACCAGTTCGATCGCTACGTGAAGGTCCTCGAGTACCAGGGCCGCGTGCCGATGGAGTGTGTCGACGACCAGCTATCCCAGATGGAGCAGCAGGCCGGACTGGACCCGCGCTTCCGTCTGGTGACCTGCGTGAACGACCGCGTGATCGGCATCAACCAGGCGCTCCCGTGGGACCACGGGTTCAAGTCGTTCGTCGAGATGGACTGCATCCCGAACACGGGCGACTTCTGGAGTGTCGGGAAGGTCGAGCCGATCGAGCACCTCGTCTACGCCGGCAACGAGATCCTCAACATGAGGATCGACAACGTGAAGGCCGCGATCAACAGCATGATCGGCGTCGACGGGACGCGGATGCCGCCCGGCTGGAAGCGCAAGCTCGTCAGCCAGCCCTTCGGTGTCCACGAGACCAACGGGCCCCCGAACGAGATCATCCAGCGCCTCCAGCTCGGCGACGTCACCGCGAGCTCGTCGGCCGAGCAGATGCAGATTTTCGGCCTGATCCAGGAGGCCGACTCGGTCAACGAGACAACCCTCGGGATTACCGGAGGATCGGTCCGCACCCTCGGGGAGCAACAGCTCAAGGCGGGCGCCGCCGGTACGCGCCTCAACTTCGAGCTCGCGCGCCAGTCGTTCCAGTTCCTCTCCGCGAGCAAGGACCGGCCCGGGCTCATCTACATGGCGCTGATGCTGGACCGTCAGTACATGCCGCTGGGTCAGGCGTTCAGCATCATGCAGCCTGGCGTTCCCGACTCCATGATGCAATTCACGCTCGAGCCGGCGGACCTGTCCGACGACCTCGACCGCTACGAGTTCATCTACCCCGGCACGCCGCAGGCGCTCTTGATGCAGGACCGCCGCCTTGAGCTCACGGGCCTCCTGCAGACGCTCGCGCCCTACGTGCCGATCCTCCAGGCCGCCGGCGCCGACATGATCGACCTGTTCAAACAGGTCCTCCGCGCGTACAACGTCGACACGAGCCGGATGTTCCGCCTCCCGGTCGGCATCAACCCCGTGAACCAGGGGATGCTCGCCGCCGCCGGCGGCCCCCCAGGCCCGGGCGGCCCGGGCGCGCCAATGGGGCCCGCCCCCGGAGCGCCGCCGCCGAACGTGGCGCCCATGCGGCCGCGTGGCGTCGCGGGCGGCCCGATGCGCCCCGACCAGCGCGCGCGCCCGGGAACCCTGATCGCCCCGCCGTGGCACGGGACGGGCATGGGCGCGCCGGGATTCCAGCGCATCGCCAACAGGGGGCCGAATGTCGAGTAACGACGACCTCGACGCGCTGCGCGAGGAGTACCAGACGATCCAGACCCTCGGGCACCGCATCCGCGCCGAGCGGTACCACTCGCTATTCGACGGCTACGCGCGCCGCCTGGCCCTCGAGAAACTCAGCCCGGGCGATCCGGAGTTCGGGCGGCTGCAGGGGCGGTGCGAGATGCTCAAGGAGCTTCTCGAGTACGATGCGAAGGTCGTCGAGGAGTGGGAGCGGCACGTCGCGGGCGAGGAACGCGAGGAAGAAGTCATCGAGGGCGGCCCGGTGGCGCCCAATTACGAGGCGGCTCGCTAGGAGGCCAGCATGTCGACGCACATCACCGAGAGGCTCAAGGTCGGAAGGATGGGGGCGGAGATCCGCGAGATTGTCCACGGCTCCGTTACGATCGACATGCCGAGTATCAACGCCGGCGCCGTCGCGAGTGCGAGCGCCGCGGCCGGCGGTCTCCGCACGACGATGAAGGTGTTCGTGTCGGGAAGCAACTGGCAGCTCCCCGCGGCCCTCATGGGGGCACAGTGCCTCGCGGACGACGTGATCACCGTCTGGCTGGGGAACAACGCGACGGGTGCCGTCGACTCGGGATCCGCCGTCAACATCGACTACCTGGCCTTCCGGCCATGAACGACGACGACATCACCTGCGCGCTGTGGCACGACGACCCTCCGGACCGCGTGTCGCTCGAGGAGGATCGCGAGCGCGGCGCCGCGGAAGACGCGCGCCGACAGCACGAGGAACGCCTGAGCCGCATCATGTTCGAGAGGTTCGGGGGGCACTTCGATCGGGAGGGTCGCCTCATCGCTCCGATCAAGCTCTATTGACAACGCGCAGAAGGGCTCCTATCTTCTGACCGACCTGAGCCCCCGGCACCGCCGGACACGGCGAAGGAGTCGCAATGGCACCAGGGCAGATTCGGGCCGCAACCTTCGACGAGCTCCCCGAGCTCGGTCAGGGTGAAATCGCGAAGCTGTCGACGGGAGCGCCGGGGGTCGACCTCGAGTCGGTCGTCGCCGCAGTCGCCGACGCCTTCAACATGGGCGGTTTCAAGCCGTCCGACAATCCGCTCTTTGCAGTCCCACCCGCTCCGGCCGCGCCCGCGCTCACCACGCCGCAGCCTGGAGCACCCGCCCCCGCGCTCGCCGCAGTGGCCCCGGTCCAGAGACCGGACACGCCTCCTGCCGCGGCGCTGCCGGGCGGCCTACCACTCAGCGTACCCTCCGCAGCCTCGGTCGGTCTGACCGAGGAACAGCTCGCGGAGAAGGTGCGGCGGGTCACCGAGAAGTTCGGCGGCGATCCCGCAGCGACGGCGCGAGCCTACGTCGAGGCGCAACGGAAGATCACATCACTGGGTCAGGACAACGCCGCCATCATGGCCGCGGTCGCCCCCGTGCTGGATCGCCAGAGTCGCATCGAGACGCAGCTCGCGCAGATGATGTCGATGCTCCAGCCGGGCGGCGGCTTCCGCCACCCCGGCGCAGCAGCGGCCCCTCCCGCCGATCCTTCCATGCCAGGCGCCACGGGCACGTCCGCGTCAGCGGACGAGTTCATGCGCGACCCGGAGGGGAGGACCCGCGAGGTCGTGACACAGGTGGTGCGACAGGAAATGGTGAGCTTCACGCAGGCACAGAGCCGCGCCGAAGCCGAGCGCAGGATGAACGAGGACTACTTCGCGGTGTTCAACGCCAACAAGGACGTCATCTCCATCCTCAAGCCGGTGATGGACGAGCTCTACGTGCAGCACGCGCAAGCCTACAACCAGCTCGCCCCGGCCGACCGCCTCCGGATGCTCATCGGACAGGCGCAGGACCGGGTCGAGGCGTGGAAGGGGCAGCAAATCTTCGAGCAGACCAGGGAGATCCTGGGACAGAACGGCGGCGCCCTCACGGCGCCTCCGGGCAACTCGGGGGCCGTCCCTTCGGGGGCGGCAGCGCGTGGCGTGCCAGGGGCGCAGGTACCGCGACCGGGAGACCTCTCCAACACACCCGCCATGCAGCGGATGTGGAGGGCGCCTTCCGGATCCCTTGAGGAGGAAATCGCAATCGCGAGCGTCCTCAAGGAGCGCGGGCACTACGCCGGACTCGCACCACGTTACTGACCCTCTGAGAGGTATTCAACATGGGTGCCGTAGCCGACACCTTCACGTTGGCCCAGTCGGGGTCCGCCTACATCGGCGCAGCCGTCCGCGAGGACCTGCTCGACGTGGTGACCCTCCTGTCGCCGACCGACACGCCGCTGTTCACCATGCTCCGCAAGACCAAGGTCAAGAACGTCGAGACGTCGTGGCTGGTCGACAACCTGCAGACGGCCGCGTCCAACGCGGTCATCGAGGGATCGACCGCGGCGTTCAACACCATCCAGTCCCGTGGCCGGCTGACCAACTACGTGCAGACGTCCCGGCACGCCTACGAGGTCACCGACACGATGCGCGCCGTCGACCCGGCGGGCATCCAGGACGAGTTCCTGTACCAGATGGGAAAGGGCGCGAAGCAGTGGAAGCGCGACGTCGAGTTCGAGATCATCAACTCGAGCGCGTTCTCCGGCACGACCGCCTCGGCCCGCCGGGTGCAGGGGATGTACCAGTGGCTCGTCGTGACGTCCGGCTCGGGCAACTCGACCGGCGTCACCGGGTCCAACACCGCCAACCTGATGCAGGAGGCCGACTTCAACGCCCGCCTGCAGTCCCTCTGGGTGAACGGCGCCTCCTGCGACTACGTGATCGCGACCCCGAACAACAAGGGTCAGATCAGCTCCAACTACTCCGGGTCGGCGAACAGCCGCCGGAACATCCCCATGACGGAGAACACGGTGGTCAACGTGGTCGACTACTACTTCTCCGACTTCGGGAACGTCAAGGTCCTGCCGCATCGCTGGTTCTCGTCCGCATCCCCGACGACCGCGACCAACGTCCAGAAGGCGACGCTGTTCGTGCAGTCGGACATGTGGATGATCGGCATCCTGCGGCCGCCCAAGAACATCCCGCTCGCGAAGCTCGGTTCGTCCGAGCGGGCCATGATCGAGGGCGACTGGACCCTGATCGTCCGCCACCCGTCGGCGAACGCGGCCCTCACCGGCCACGCCTCCGGCACCGGCCCGAACTTCTCGACCTCGTAGTACCCCCGCGGGCCCGGTCTATAGACCGGGCCCGCGGCTCTACCCGGAGAGAGCGATGGCGAGCAGCAACCGGAGCCCGTCCTACCTGGCCTGGCGCGACTTCGTCCGCAACTGGACCTCGACGACGCAGGCGGGAGATTTCGCGCGCCACAACGCGCGCGAGTGGTCGGACGGGAACGACGCTTCGCACGTCTTCGACGACGACCAGTGGACCGACTTCGAGGAGTTCTACCGGGAGAACCGGGACGCCGTCATCGTCGCGAAGAACAACCTCGAGATGCAGAACGCCTTCCAGCAGGGCCACGCCCTGCCGGGGACGCGCCTCCTGCGCTTCGCGCGCGTGCCGCTCGGCTACCACCTGCGGCGCATCGCCGAGACGGGGGAGCCGGACTACTGGAACGACATGCGCAACACGCTGCGCGAGGTGCTCGACAACCCGTGGTTCGCCACGGTGCCAGCCTGGTACCTGCGCGGCAAGCTCGAGACGCTCCTGCCGAAGGGCCAGAGCATCCTGATCTACGACGAGTTCGGAAAGCCCGTGAAGAAGGCGAAGACCGACGAGCAGCAGGCCGCCGACGAACCCGTCGCGGTCATCCCCGTGCCGATGGACCTGTCGGAGTTCGAGGCGAGCTCCGGCATCCACTCGGCCGCGTGAGGGCGCCATGCCGAACGTGACGGAAGGGCTCCACATCCAGCCGCCCGGAACGCTCACCGTGGGCGACCGCGACGAGTGCACGAAGATCCTCGAGATCGTCAAGGGCACTGTGACCCTCGAGTTCGCCACCACCGCGCCGCTCGGCGTGGCGAGCGCGAGCGCCGCGCTCGCCGCCATCGACACCGGGAAGCCTGGCACCTGGGAGGTCTTCATGTCCTGGGGCGGTGGCTACGCGGACGGGATGTTCACCGACATCGTCGCCTCGATCGCCATCGCCGGCGGCGTCCAGGCGACCGGGCTCAATCTCTCGACGTCGGTCACGGCGTCGGCCACCACCAGCAGGACCGCCAACGTCCTGGCGATCCGGCACTGAGGAGGCCCCATGAGCCAGATCGACGAAGACGTCATCATCGAGCCGCCGGGATGCCTGCGCTTCTCCGAGGGAGAGCAGGGATTCGAGATCCACGAGATCCTCGCCGGCCAGGTCACGCTCACCTACGGATCGATCAACGCCAACCACGCCTCGGCGACGGCGACCGCGTCCTTGCCAGCGGCGACGCTGGCGGTACGTGACAAGCAGGCGGCGAACCTGGGCTGGTCGGTCATGCTCGCGCCGATCACCCAGGCCGACCAGGTGAGCATCGAGGCCGCGGAGATTTCGTCCGAGGGAGTCCTGATGGCGACGGCCGTGAATCACAGCACGGCGGCCGTCAACACCGGCGCCCGCGTGTGCTCGTACCTGGCCATCCGCGGCAAGCGCGCGGCGGACTGAGGAGGCCACATGGCGACGATCATCCGCGAAAAGCTGGTCCTGGGAGTGCTCGGAGACAAGGTCAAGCTCCGCGTCGGTCCGCGCGACGAGGCCCACGACATCAGGGGCCTCATGGTCAACAGGGAGATCAGCGGCGGAGCCCTGGCCCTGGCGAGCTACGCGACCAACGCGGGCGCCACCGGGGCCAGCGCCGTGGCCAACGGAGGACCGAACTTCTCTAGCCTCCTGGCCTTCATCTACAGGCCGGCGAGGCAGACCCTCTACTTCGGGACGAACGGGGCCGTGCGGCCGCTCTCGATCGTCCCGAACGCGACCGGCATCCAGTCGACTTCGTTCAACCCCAACACGGCGGCCAAGACGGTGGCCCTGAGTCTGCAGTCCCTCGCATTTCGCTGAAAGGAGCCAGAGTGAACGCAGGAGACAAGGTCTCGGTCGTCATCCCCACCCGCGGTCTGTCGGACATGCTGGCGAACTGCCTGCGCAGCCTGGCAGCTCAGTGGCCGTCGCTCGAGGTCATCGTCGTCGAGCACGAGACCCACGACGCCAAGGAGATCCTCGAGGAGACGTTCCCGCGTGGGATCTACATCGAGGCGTTCGACAAGGACGCTCCCGATCGCGGGGAGGATGGACCGAAGGGCCATTCGTACTCGACGCTCAACAACCTGGGCGTGGCGAAGGCGACCCGGCCGTACATCCTCCTGCTCAACAACGACGTGACCGCGCGCAAGGGTTCGATCGACGCGATGGTAGAGGTCCTCGAGAAGGACGAACAGACGGGGATCGTCGGCGCGAAACTCCTGACCCCCAAGAACAAGATCCAGCACATCGGGGTCGTGTTCAACCACTACGGCATCCCGTCGCATCTCGGGTGGGGAGAGGAGCACGCCCGCACGTTCCTACCCGCTTGGCGGAGCGAATACTTCGACGCCGTGACCTTCGCCGCTGCGCTCATCCGACGCGACCTGTGGGAGAAGCTCGGCGGCCTGTCCGACGACTACTTCTTCAACTACGAGGATTCGGACTTCTGCCTGCGCGCGCGCGCCGAGGGCTTCCGCTGCTACGTCAACCAGGTGGCGATTTTCACCCACCTCGAGGGCGGCAGCGGCGACCTGCGCACGACCGAGCACCACTCCATCAAGCGAAACCTGACGGTCTTCCGCGACAAGTGGATCGAGACCGGGACGCTGGAGAACCTGACGGGGATCCGGCTCACGACCGGACAGGGGCCGCTGGCGATGGAGCGGCTCAACGTGATCATGATGCCGAGCGGGCGCGGCGCCGGCGTGAGCTGGTGGCGGATGGACCTCATCGGCCAGAAGCTCGTCAAGAGGAAGCTCGCCAACGTCATGTTCTGCTTCCCGGACATGAAGCAGGACGCGCTGATGGAGGCGTTCGGGCGCGCCGACCTGGCCGTCATCCAGGGGCACCACGGCGGCGACCTGCTGCGCGCGTTGCGCGCGGATCGCCCGTTCAAGACGGTGTTCGAGCACGACGATCACCCGGTCTACCTGAGCCCCTACGCCGAGGTCTACCGGACACTCGGGACCCAGGAGATCCAACTCCTCGGGAGCGACGGCAGCGCAATCTGGCTGTGGCGCGACGGCGAGAGCGGGTTCGACCTCGACCGGAACCGCGCCGCCAAGGCGTCCCTGCTCGAGACGATGGGCGCCTGTGACGCAATGACGACGACGACCGTGCCGCTGGCCGAGTACTTCTCGACCATCAGCAAGCACGTCTTCGTCCTGCCGAACTGCGTCGACTTCGACCATTACCCGCCCGTCTTCGACCGCTACCAGCGCGCGGGTGACGATGGCGTGCGTGTCGGCTGGTGGGGAGGCGACAACCACTGGCACGACATGACCGCGATCGGGCCTTGGCTCCGTGACTTCATCAACGCGCGCGAGGACGCGAAACTCGTGCTCATCGGCGCGTTCTACCGCGGCCCGTTCCGCGGCATCGACATGGCGAAGGTCGAGGACCAGCAGTGGGTCCACGTCGAGGCGTGGCCGTACAAGCTGGCGACGGCCGGGCTCGACGCCGCCATCATCCCGCTCGCCAGCCCCTCCCAGCCGTACATGCAGTTCAACCACTTCAAAAGCGACATCAAGTGGCTCGAGGCCGCCGCCTACAAGATCCCCTGCCTCGTGCAGGCCGGCGTGGCGCCCTACGAGAACTGCATCGACGGGGTGAACGCGCTGACGTTCGCCTCGCGCGAGGAGTTCCTCGAGAAGCTCGATCGCCTCACGAAGGACAGCGACCTGCGCCGCCGCCTCGGGCAGGCCGCCTACGACTACGCCAGGGAGTACCGTGACCTGGAGAAGAACATCGAGAGCTGGCTGGACATCTACCAGCAGGTCGCGAAGGGCGAGTACATCTTCGAGAAGAAGGCCAAGGAGAGCGAGGAGGCGATTCCCGCTCTCGGACCCGCCCTGCCGGCGGTCGAGGCGAGAGGGGTCCGGGATGCGGCCTCGTGAGCCTCACGATCGTCGTCGCGACGGCAGGACCGACCCCCGCCGCCGGCGACGAAACCTTTGCGTCCATCAAGCAGCAGATCGCCGCGGTCGCCGGGCGCCACCGGGACTCCAAGGCGCTCACGCTCGCCGGCGCGTTCGTCCGTGACCGCATCGACGACCTGAACCGCCTCCAGACCTGGACGTTCAACCTCGTGACGTCGCCGACGATCACGACGTCGCCTGGCGTCTCGAGCTACGCGGTCCCGGCCGACTTCTGGAAGGTCTACAACGCGCGCAAGACGAGCGACCCGGACTACCAGCTCTCGACCATCCGGCAGAAGACATTCGACACCCTGTTCGCGAGTCAGCGCAGCATCGTCGGCTACCCGTACCTCCTGATCATCAAGAACACGTTCCGCGGCGCGACGGTGCAGTTCTTCCCGACGCCGTCGGCCGCGTTCGACCTGAGCATCAACTACTACAAGCTGATCCAGAAGCCGGCGAGCGACTCCGACTTCCTCGACCTGCCACTCCCGTACCAAGGGGTCGTGAAGTACCACGCGATGATGCGCATGGCCGCGCTGGGCCGGGACAGTCAGCAGCAGCAGATGTACGGTGCGATGGCCGATCGCGCGTACGCCGAGATGATGCGGTCGGACGACGACGTCCCGGACGAGAACCTTCGGTTCACGCACATCGAGGAGCTGTCCTACCGCAGCTCCTACATGGACCCGGCGATTCGTCCCCGCGCGTACGACCTGTGGTGAGGTGATACATGCCGCAACTCGGATGGTTCAACTTCCTCCTGCAGGACGCCGCCGGCAACGCCCTCGCGGGCGTCAACATCGAGGTCCGCAAGCAGGCCGCGATGGTCAACGGGGCCCAGTCCGTCACGAGCGGGCAGAACATCACGGTCTACCATCCTGGTGGGCTGACGACCGGCGACACCGTCCAGCTCAACGCTGGCGCGACCGCCTACACCGCGACCGTCATCAACGCCACGACGATCCAGCTCTCCGGGTTCTCCGGATCGCTCGCCCTTGTCGACGGAGACCACATCCACGCCTCGACCCCTCTCGTCACGGCGTACCAGAACCCGACGGCCACCGGGTCGGCCATCACATTCCCACTCCAGACGGACGCCTCCGGAAAGGCGCGCTGCTCGACGGTCTGTGCACCCTGCACGATCTACATGTCTGGCGGCGGGATGCCGGCGCCGGACATCCGCTACGACGAGGTCCCGACGGGCTTCGAGTCGGAGTCGAGCGAGGTCTTCACGACCGGGTCGGCCGTCGCCTACGACCGGAACACGCGCCGCGCGCTCGCCGCGGGGGACAAGCACACCCGCTTCCGCGTCGCGGGCGTCGAGGTCGCGAACGTCGGCTACGACGGGACGATCTCGTCCGCCGCGGGCGCCTCGTTCGGTGGCAGCGTCACCGCCGTCGGTGGCACGTTCTCGGGCAACATCAGCGCGGTCGACGGGACATTCTCCGGCACGTTGGCCGTCTCCGGGGCGTCGACCCTCGCGGCCCTGTCAGCGGCGGCTGGAGCGTTTTCCGGTCTCATTAGCGGATCGGCCGGGCTGACGATCTCGGCGGGGTCGATCAGCCTGCCGGCCGGCGCCGTAGCCGGCGCCGCGCTCGCGGCCAACGCTGTCAGCGCGACCTACATCTCGACCGGCACCACCGATCAGGACCTCACGAACAACGGCACCTACGTCGCCGTGGTTGGCGACGGCCCCGGGACGGTGGTCGCCGTGACCATGACGCCAGCCTCGACGGCGAGCGAAATCATCGTCATGGCCGTCGGGGTCGGCACGCCTCCTGGCGGCGCGAGCATTGGGCTCCAGTTGAGGGTCAAGAACGGCTCGACGGTCATCCACGAGGCCCTGCAGTACAGCTCTGCCGGAGCGGCGACCCTCGGAATTACGGCAACCTGCTACGCCCGGCAGACCGGCCTGACGGGGGCCCAGACCTACAGCGTGGAGGCGGCCGGGTCCGCTTCCGCTGGCGGCCACACCCTGCTCAACAGCAGCTCTACCGACCACAAGGTCAAGCTGATCGTCATCGAGCACAAGAAGTGAGCCACCACGTCGTCTCCCTCGGTACTCCGACGGCAGCGGACGAGGTAGCCGTCCACGGCGGGCTCCTCCTGTACTGCGCCGGCGATCGCCTGTGGCACGACTACCGCATCGCGCCGGACCCCGACGACACGTCAAGGTTCACGCTGCAGCGCGTCGGCCGATACGACACGGTGCCGGCCGGGGTCCCGATCCTCGATTCCCTGCGCGTGCCGAAGCTCTGGATGCGGACGAACTGGCACATCTACCGCCTGAGCCGGATCGGGATGTTCACGACGCCCGAGGGGGATCAGGAGCTCGGCGACGCCGAGGCGGCGTGGGTCCTCCCCCGCGGGATGCGCGAGTATCCGAACGGGCTGGCGCTCCGCGGTGGCCTCTACCTGCTCGGAGAAGACAGCCTCAACCACCTGATCCTCCCGGTCCTGCAGAACCCTCCGTTCGTCGACCCCGGAGACTGGTCCTGGGTGACGGACGACGACGACTCGGATCTCGTGGAGGCTGGTGGTCTACAGTCCAAGCGGATGATCTCGTCCGACGCGCCTGATAACTCGGGGACTTTCAGCTTCAACATCCCGGTCAATTCCACGAAGGTGGCGTACTTCTTCTCCGATCCCGGAGAGCCTGGTAGCGAGCTGTGGTCGTCCCTGTCGACCGCGCTGGCCATCGTCAACGTCAGCACGGCCAACAGCCGGATCGACCTGACGATCCAGCTCGGCCGGGTCTCCGACTCCGGGATGTTCCGCCAGTCCTACGCCTCGTTCGGCGGCACGATCAACCTCGCGAGCACTGGACCGAAGAACTTCCAGATGTCACCATCGCCACAGGTCGGAGCCCAGGACACTGATAGGATGCGGATGGCGCTGGTCTTCACGAGGGGGACCACGCTCGGCACGGGGGTCGTCGGAATCAGCTTCGGCAACCCGGCGCACGACAGCCTGAGCGCCCCAGTGAGCAATCCAGATTCGTCCATCGTGCAGCTCGAGGACGTCGGCCAAGCCCCCTACTATCCGTTCGCGGGAACGCCATGAAGCGCGCCGGCTGGGCGATCGCGTGCCTCGCGGCTCTCGTGCTACTCGCCTTCGTTGCGAGCGGTGACGCGGCGGCGACGCTGTACGCCGCGCGCGACGTGGCGAACAAGTTCCTCAAGGAGCAGTGGTTCTCCCTCGGGATGAAAGTGAGCCAGATCGTCAGCGACGCCGCCGACGCTGGGCCGCACTACAACGCGGCGATCGACTTCGACAACTCGTTCTCTCCGTCGGCCTCGACGAACCTCGGGCAGGTCCGCGTGACCGGCGCGATCGCGAACCCGACGACGCCGCTCATCATCGGCGACCAGGCCGGCGGCTCACTCCCGAACGGGACGTACCACGTCACCTACGCCTGGATCGGCCGCTACTCGAACGGGCTCAACGGCTCGACCCAGGCTCTCGCGGCCGAGGCCATGACGCTGGCCGGAGGTCAGGGCGACCACGTCGTCTCCGGTACGAACAACACGATGATCTTCACGCTCCCGACCGCGTACCCGACGGGCGCGACGGGGGTCAACTTCTTCTGCGCGCGCGACGGGTTCCTCTCCGGAGCCCTGAGATTCTGCGGGACGATGAATTACCCGTCGACCTCGCTCTCGATCGTGTCGTACGTCGGCACTATCGTCCCGCCGACGACGAACAATACGACCGACATCTATGCGTTCAGGGCGCTCGCCAACGGCTTCGTGTCCTTCCCGCAGCCGGTCGGGATCGGGTCGGGCCTCTCGTTCCGGATCGCCGGTCCGTCTACGGTCACCGCGTACAAGGCTGGCCCCTCGTTCGATTACTCTCACGACGATGGCGCGACGTTCTACAGGCTGCGGGACCCGCTGTTCTACATCCCCGTGTGCGCAGCAGGAGGTCCGACAATCGCGAGCGTCTTCGCGGCGATGGACGGAACCACCCTGCCCGTCCCGACCGCCACCGGGACGATACAGCTCGTCCAGGTCGGGTCCTGTCAGCAGGAGACCGTCACCTGGAAAAGCTACGTCGACATGCTCGGAATGGGTCCGAACATGCCCCGCGGCTTCACGCCGGTGACGGTGGACTTCACCAACGTCGTTGACGTGGCGATCAGGGACTTCTCGAACCCACTGTTCATCACGGGGTCCGGAGCCGCGCGCATCCGTTTCGATCGGAGCGCCGTCAGCGGGTCGCTCACGAACAGCAATGGCATCCTGTTCCGGGCCATCCGGACGGGGTTCACATACCTGACCTCGAGCTACTGCGGCCAGCTCAACGTCAGCGGCGGGACGTACACGATCGCGGAGAGCGACTTCACCTGCCCCGACCTGGGGGTCGTGGATCCGGCGTCAGCCAACATCCCCCTCGCCATCGGCTCGGAGAGCGGCGCCGGCGTCGCCACGCCGCAGACGAGCGCCCAGATCGTCAACAACTTCATGCGCCCGAACACACGCACGGGGCCCGGATACGATGGCTGGCTGCGGGTCTTCGTTGACGCGACTCCGACGCCGAGCATCGTCACCCTGACGGGCAACGACATCCACCTGGACAACGGCGACGCGACGGCCTGCATCGCGGCGGCGCCCGGCCAGGGAAGCCTCATCGCGATCAACACGGGGGTCGTCGACAGCGCCGGCCTCGTGAAGGTGAAGGGCAGCGGCAACACCCTCTGGGAGAGGTCGTGCGAGAAGGCGATCATCTGGAGGACGGCGCAGCTCGACCCGGCCAGCGAACTCGAGGTCGTCGGCGGAACGATGTACGCCGAGACCACCGGCACCGGTACCAGCGGGGTCGACGAGGACGCGCACTGCTACGAGGGGGCGATAGGCGCGCCAGCGAAGCCCACGTTCAAGGGCGGCCAGTGTGTCGTCGTCAACAACAACGGAGAGGCGCGCCCCTTCTACATGCACGAGGGATGCTGCGGCGCCGGGGAACACCCGATCGTCTACGTCGAGGACTACGACATCCAGACATTGAGCGCGGCGGCTTCGGCAGGCCAGGGATTCGGGGTGGGTACGTCCTGTGGCTCGGGGACCGGCTGCGACATGTTCGTCTCGCGCACGAGGATCGCGGCCACGCATCCCGGCGCGACCGGGTGGGTGGGTGACGTCTACCTCGACCCGTTCAGCCCATCTACCTCGAATATCATCCTCACGGACGTCGAGTACGATCCGACGACGACAACGACCTCTTTCAGGACGCGGCGTGGTCTCGTCCCGCAGGCCACGGCTCCGCCGACGTGCCAGGTCGGGGATCGATACGAGGACACGAGCGGCGGGGACTGCGTGTGCACGGCGAGCGGCACGCCGGGCACGTGGACGAACACGCACGGCGTCGGCAACTGCAGCTAGAAGGGAGGACAGGTGGAGATTCCGGATCAGCTTTGGAACGAGACCCTCATGGGCGCCGGCCAGATTGCCCTCGACCGCGAGCGGCAATTCATGGCCGTGAGGCACCTCACCTTGGAGCTCGAGAAAGAGAAGGAAAAGGTCGCGTTCCTGGAGGGCCTCCTCGCGCAGAGGGCAGAAGTCGAGATGGAGCTTCGGGATCAGATCAAGAAGGCGACGACCCACGCCTACGTCGTGAAAACCGGCAGCGAGCCAGCGGCCGTTGAGGGTAGCGCACCGCAGGCACCGGACGCCATCGAGGGCATCCCGGAGGGATAGATGCGGCCGTTCCCGATTCCGGTCAGCGAAGGATGCGAGTTCGGCAAGCCACCCGACGCCATCACCAGGGGGGCCTGCCGCGTCGCGCGCAACTCCTTCTACGAGCCGGAGTCGGACACGCTGCATCAGCTCTGGTGGCGGTCCCAGTTCGGCACGCTGCAGTCGAACCAGACGCCGAAGGGCATCTCGGCCGTGCGCTTCCGGAACGGCAACCGCTTCATCGTGGGAGCGGCCGGCAACAAGATCGTCCAGGCCCCGATGGGCGAGACCGGGACGTTCACCGTCCTCAAGACCCTGGCGTCCCAGCTCGGCGACGCGACCTTCCAGTACAACAACGACGACGACCACCTCTACATCATGGACGGCGTCAACGCGCCGCAGGTGTGGGACGGGGTCTCCGGAGCGACGCGGGATATGGGGCTCCGCGCGCCGACCTCACCGCTGGTCATCAGCCTCTTGAGCAACGCGCAGACGACCTACGCGATCGGGTCCACCTTCCAGTACCTCATCACGGAGTTCGATTCCGTCAACGACGTCGAAAGCGGCCCGGGGCCAGTCGGGGTGACGGCCATCAGTGCGACCGGGCAGACAATCAAGATCGCGCTCCCCGCGAAGCTCAACGCGAGCGCCGACACCTTCCGCCTCTACCGCACGCAGGCCGGCGGATCCGTGTGGTTCCGCATGGCTGAGTTCCCCGCGACGCTCTCGTTCTACTACGACGGCGCCAACACGGACGGCGGGACCCCGGCGCAGCAGAACACCGACCAGTACCCCTTCGTCACGCTCGACGATCTGTTCCTGTCGGCCCTCCCCGTCATGCCGATGGTCGGGGAGCCACTCCAGAACAACTACGTGACGGTGAACGGGTCCATCCCCATCGGCGACATCGCCCTGTTCTTCCAGGGATGCCTGCTCATCGCCGGCGTTGACGACTTCCCGCAGCACGTCTACTACAGCCTGCCTGGCCTGCCGGAGTGTTTCAGCCCGGTCTACTTCCTCAACGAGTCGAGCGCGGCGGCGAGCCGGTGACCGGCCTGGCGATCGCGAACGACAAGCTCGTGACGTTCAACCGCAACCGCATCTCGCGCTATGACCGCATCCCGTTCGTCACTGACCCCGGGTTCGGGACGGGAGCGACGACGCGCCAGAACGTCGCCGAGGACCACGGCTCGATCGCGAAGCGCGCCGTCGTGCCGTTCAGCGTTGGGTTGCCGAACAGCCGGTGCTTCTACCTGAGCAACCGCGGCCCGTTCGTGACGGACGCCTATCGCACCATCCCCATCGGCGCCGACCTCGACTGGGACAAGCTGTTCATCAACTACGCCGCCATCAGCGGCGCGGTGGCGGTGAACTGGCCGAAGTATCGCGTCATCATCCTGTGCCTCCCCAGCGCCGGGTCGACGGTGAACGACTTCGCCCTCATCTACCACTACGACCCGTCGCACGCGAAGCGCGGCGCCGAGATCGGGAAGTGGACCGGCCCCATCGACATCCGGATCGCCTGCGCCGCCGTGAGCCACGAGGCCGCGCTCGAGACGCGCCTGTTCCTCGGAGACTCGCGGGCCAACGGTCAGGTCTATCTCGAGGACAACGGCGCGACCGACGCTGGTCAGTTCACGAACGCGAGCGGCGACGTCAACTGGGAAGTCGAGACGGGCGACGTCCCGATCGGTAGCCCCACCCGCCAGACCTTCCTCGGCAACGCCTTCGTGAGCCTTGAGGACACCGGCGACTACGACGGAACCTTCCTGACCGCTGTCGACCGATCAGATACGGAGCTCGAGCAGCCGCTCGAGAACCTCACCCCGAACGAGGATTCCACGGAGATCGTCGGCACGACCAGCGTCACGCGCAAGAAGGGTCGCACCTACGTCGCCGGCATCTACGAGATGGCGTCGCACCTGCGCGTCCACCTCAAGGCCAGCGGTCACGGCACGCGCCGCCACGTCGTCAGCATCGAGACCGAGGGAGAGGACCGTGGTCCACGCCGATGATCCAGCTCCCGCGACCCTACGCGCTCCCCGTGCACGGCCCTCAGAGCTTCGAGGAGCTGACCAGGCAGATGTCCGCCGTCGACAGCGCGATCATCGACATCCTCGAGAGCCTCAAGCAGATCGCGCAGTTCGTAAACCGGCAGCTCGCCCTAGCGAGTACTCCGCCGGCGATCGTTTTCGGGACGGTCGCCGGGACCGGGATCAGCCCGCAGTTCGTACGCTCCGACGCGACGCTCGCCATCTTCACCACGAGCACACCGGCCGTGCTCGGGGCAGTCGGCGCGACCGGGTCGGCGGCGTTCGCCGCGCGCGTGGACCACGTCCACAAGTCGGAGACGCCCGGGGATTGGTACGCGAGCGCGAACGGCAAGGGCCTGGTCACGAAGGACGCGCAGGGGACTGCGCGCTACTGGCGGATCAGCGTGACCAACGGAACGGGCAACCCGACAGGAGGCGCCACACTGACCGTCAGCTCGCTCGGGAACCTGAGCGCCAGCCGGGACGGTGGCGCAACGGGCAACCTGCTCATCCGCATCGACGACGTGGGAACGACGCCTCCGTAGGCGTCGCCTTGCGGGAGAGAGGGCGTCCCGATATGATTCGCACGGACGCGCCGAACCGCGGCGCTGGGTGGCTCACATGAACGAGGACTGGGTCTACGATCCCTACTCGGGTCAGATGGTCTACGTCGGCCCCGGCGCACCTGGCGCGGGCGGTGGTGGCGGAGGCGGCGGTCTCGGATCGACCGGCAGCACTCCAGGCGACCCGGGCCTCGGCGGGATGCCGACCGCGAGCGGCGGGGCGTACTGGGATCCGTTCTCGAACCAGTGGATCACGCCCGCGCAGCCGTACCCGGCAGGCGTGCCCCAGGGATACCTGATCTGGAATCCATCCCTGAGCCAGTACGTCCTCAACCCGAACTTCACGGCTGGCGGTCAGCAGAGCGGTCAGGGGGACAGCGGACATCAGGGCGGCACGCAGCAGCCGCCCTTCTACAATCCTGGAGTTCCCGGGGGCACGCTCCCGGGTGGTGGCGGGGGTGCGACGCCGGGCGGCACGGGCGGTTCCCTAGCGGCGATGATGGGGCTCGTCCCGGCGAACCCGGGGTTCTCGAACACGATGTACTACGACCCGAAGACAGGCTACCTCTACGACTCTCAGGGGAAGCCCTACCAGGGGAACGGCCAGTACCACATCTACGACCCGCGCACGCAGAAGTCGACCGCGACGACCCAGCCGCCGGCGCCGCTGACCTCGAGCCCCGCGTCGTCCGCGCCAGGGTCGACCCCAACCGGCGGCGTGCCCGGGGCGACGCCCTCGAGCTCCAGCAGCCCGTGGTCGAAGTACGCGCCGTTCGTCTACGGCGGCCTCAACGCCATCACGGGATACCTCTCGGCGAACGAGGCGAAGAAGGCGAACCAGGCGGCCATCGACGCGGCGAACAAGAATCGCACCGCGGCGCTCGGATACTCGTCGCCGGCGGAGTACTCGAGCCTCGTCTCGGGGATGGTGCCGTTCTACCGCGGCCTCTACAAGCCGGCCCTGCTCGACTCGGGTGAGGCGATCGCGCTCTCTGAGCAGGGCAACGAGCAGGCGTTCTCGACCGACGTCGCGCGCCGCGGACTCACCGGGTCTGGCATCGACATCGCCGGCCGCAACGCGATCCACGCCGGGCGCACGGCAGCGTACAGCGGCGCGGTGCGCGACTACGAGACGGCCAGCCTCAACGCGGCCGACCAGGCGGCGAAGGACGTCTATCACACGCAGGTCACCGCGTCGTCCGGGAACCCCATCCCGTCGGGCTACGCTGGCCCGTCGACGGCCGTCAACATCGCGGGCGGGCTCATCGGCGGCGCCGGTGCGTACGCGCTCTCGAAGACGCTGCAGAACTACCCGTACCTGTATCCGGGTCAGTGAGGTAGGCGCATGGCGCTCCTCCCTGTACAGCCGAACGACCCGCGCTACCCGCAGCCGATCCCGGGTATGCCGCCGATGCCCCCGCTCCCTCCCGCTCCGGTCGTGCCGGGGGTCGCCGGGCCTCCTGCGTGGGGTGCCATCCCTCCCGGCACTCCAGCCCCGGGGCCGGCCGTCGACTCGCTCCCGTTCGCGAATCCGACGCCCCCCGGGATGGCCGCTTCTCCAGCGACGCCCGACCAGCCGCCCTTCGGTGGGACGGAGTACTGGTCGAACGTGATGCGCAAGTACCTCGACGAGATGACGCGCGTCCAGCCGCCCATCCAGCCGCAGCCGCTCGACAACAGCCAGGTCGCAGCGTTCATGCTCAATCCGTCGATGCGCCCGCAGCTCATGGAGATGTACCACGAGCCCATGCGCGCGGCGATCGCCAACTCGCGATCGCGCGACGAGATGCTCGGGCGCGCCGTGGGCGGCGCCGGACACATGCTGGCCGCCGCAGGCGAGTACGAGCAGCGCGCCGCGGAGGACCGCCGCCGCAAGGACGCGCAGGACTACCAGACCGCCCACAGCGCCGCCCTCAACGGCGACGTCAACTTCGATTTCAGCCGCTTCCCGGAGCTCGCGAGCCTGGCGCACACGAAGGCCGTCCAGTTCGGGACGATCCACGCGCCGGAGGACCGGGTCACGCGACAGGACCGCCTCCGCAAGGAGTGGGGTGGCCACCTCGACAAGTTGCGCGGCGACATCGACAAGGTGCGCGAGCAGCGCATCCAGCTCGGGCTCAATCCCAACTTCCAGAGCCTCTCGAGCCTCCTGGTCGGGCAGGACGAGGACGCGAAGAAGTACGCCAAGACGCAGATCGGCGACCTGGCCGACGCGCGCCAGAGTCTCGTCGAACAGGAGGGGCAGCTCAAGGGCGAGTACGAGTTCGTCGCCCACCTGAGCACGGCGATGGGACCGCACGGCGAGCCGTCGCCCTACGAGAACTTCATCAACCTGTCCGACCCGGAGCGCCGCAAGATCATGGACGAGTTCGCGCGGGCCCAGGCACGGAAATCCAGCCAAGGTGACGTGGTCCGTGGACCGCTCGCGAGCCCCTGATGCCGCCGCGCGCCGCCGACCCGTTCGAGGCCCTTCGCGGCCAGCTCGGACTGACCGGGGACTCCACCTCCGCCCCGCCTGACGCCGCCCCATCGGGCGACGACCTCGAGCGCAACTTCGGCCTGCCCCCTGGACTTCTCGACGCCGTGATGGCGAAGGAGTCGGCCGGGGATCCCAACGCGGTGTCTCCGAAGGGCGCGGCCGGCGCCTACCAGTTCATGCCGGCGACGGCGCGCTCCTACGGGCTCCGGGTCGACCTCGGGAAGGACGAGCGCCTCGACCCGGTGAAAAGCCGGGCGGCCGCGGCCCGCTATCTCGGAGACCTGCACCGCAAGTACGGCCGTACGGACCTCGCGGTGGCCGCCTATAACGCCGGCGAGCCGGCCGTGGACTCGGCGCGCGGCATCCCAGACTACCCAGAGACGCAGCAGTACGTCCAGCGCGTGATGGGCCAGCTCGGCGCGCCCGGGGCTCCGGCGCCCGCGCAGACGGCCAGCGACGCGGCGACGCGGCTGCGCTCACAGCTCGGGCTCGACGCGCCACAGGAACAGCCTGGAACGGACTGGTGGACCCAGGTCGCGGCGGCGCAGCCCCAAGCTGCCAGGCCGGAGACCGCCGCGGCTCCCGCGCCGCCCGTGCCGGGGCCGGCGACCCCCGACACGGGCGGCTACCAGCCGCCACGCATCACGCCGGGCCCAGGCGGAGACCTGGCGATGCAGCTCCCCGATCACCCGCCGCAGGGCGAGGTCAACGTGCCGCCGAAGTCGGCCACCGACTACGAGCAGAAGCGCCGCGAGCTCGCGCAGTGGTGGGAGAGCGGCGGCAAGGCCCTCCCGCCGGACCAGATCCGCCGCCTTGGTCCGGAGTACGCGAAGTACGCCGACTACATCACGGGGAAGGGCGGCCCGACGATCGGGCCTCCGCCGGCCGAGTACGACATGACGGGCGGCCAACTCGCGCGCGCCACCGGCGAGCAGGCCGCGGCTGGCGCGCTCGACGTCGTCGCCCCATTCGCGCCCAACGCGCCGGATTTCGTGAAGTGGTACCGCCAGGCAGGCCCGACGGGGCCGATCGGCGTCGGCGCCGGGCTCGCCGGAACGCTCGCGGGTTACATGACCCCCGCCCCCCTGCCGCTCGCCTCGCAGAAGGTGGGGCGCGCTGCGGCGGACCTGATGATCGGGAGCGGCGCAATCAAGGCGGCCAACCAGGGAGGAAAGGCCCTGTTCGAGGACTCCCTCGACGCGCTGCTCAAGGGCTCCGACGGCCAGGAAGTGCTCGCCGCCGCCGACCGCGCGCGCAAGGCGGCGCAGGCCGCCGGCCTCAGTGCGGACGAGGCGGAGAGCGCCGCCTCCGTCGCCGCGACCGACCACATCCGCACCGTCGTATCCCCGAAGGCAGCGAAGTTCTCCGACTCGATGTCGGCCGAGCTGCTCAAGAAGATGTCCGGCCCGGCCCGCGTCTGGGCGGCGAGGAACCTGGTCGAGCCGTCGACCGCTGGCCTGACCGCCGCGTCCATCGAGTCGGCCGTCGGCGTCGCGCGCGGCGAGATGAAGCCCGACGAGGTCCCTGAGCACCTGGTCGGCACGTCGCTCGGCTTCCTGGTGGCGCATCTGGGGTGGCAGGGCATCACGGCGGCCCTCCGTGAGGCCGGCGCCGTTCCGCGCGACTTCGTGGGCCGTGCCCGCCGCGGCCAGGACCTCACCGACGACGAGAAAGCCATGCTCGAGCGCCTCATGCAGAGGATCCGTGAAGGGCGTCAGGAGCCGGCCTCCTACGACGTGCCGCCGCAGATGGTTGCAGGCACGCCTCCACAGGCGCCGACCGGCCCGGTCGCCCCTGGTGAGGCGCTCGAGCGCACCGGACAGGCCCAGGCCCTCGACGCCGTTCTGCGCCCGGTGCGCGAGGCCAAGGCGCGCGAGGACCTGCGCCAGAAGCTCCTCGCCGAGCGCGCCAGCGACAAGGCCGCCCGGGAAGCCTCCGTGGCCGCCGCGGCGCCGGAGGACGTGTCCGCCGCGATGGGCCCCCTGCAGGAGCGGGCAAAGTTCTACGTGGAACGTGGGCTCCTGTCCGATGGCGAGGTCCAGGCCGCCGACTCGCCGGACGCCATCGGGAAACTGCTCGAGACCGCGCAGGCGCGCCGGGCGGAGGAGGAATCGCGAAAGCTCGCCACGATGGCCCAGGACGCACGACTGGCCGGCCAAGGCATCGAGACGCCACTCCCGACCGCCCCCGAGGCGCCACCGCCCACGCCTGCTCCCACGGGCCCCGTTCCGCAGCCGCCTCCGGTCGAGGAGATGTACATGCCGAGCCAGAGGGAGCGGTTCTGGATCTCGAGCATCGTGGCGCGCGCCAAGACGGCCGACGAGGCGGTCCAGATGGCGAACGAGCGCCTGACCGCGAAGCCGGGACTCGAGAAGTACGTTCGGGGCCGGTTCGCCCTCGGGGCGTCCGCGGCGGCGCGCGCCGGTGGTCTCAAGGAGACGATCGGCAAGGCCAACGCCTCCGAGCGGGCGCGGCTGGCGGCCGGGGAAAGTCGGACGAAGGTCGCGCGGGACATCGAGGCCCGGGTCGCCGCTGATGCCGCGCACGCCGAGCGCGAGAACCTCCGGCGCGCCGCGGGGGAGCAGCCGACGGCGATTGGCCGAGCCACGGACCTCGACATCGGGAGGAAGTTCTTCGGGCAGACCGCCGGCACGGTGTCGGCTCCCGGGGCGCCCCCGCCGGCGGAAACGACCGGAGTCGCACCTTCCCCTCCGCCGCCGGCGGTGGCGCCTCCCGCGCCCGCTCCACCCGCGCCGCTTTCACCGGAACCGGCCGTTTCACCGTCCGGTGAAAGCCCCGCTCCGGGTGAAACTCCCGCGCCCGCGGCGCCGCCCGTGAAGGCGGCAAAGCGCACGAAGGAACAGCAGACCTACGTCGAGGCCCTCTCGAGCGCCGTCGGCCAGGTTGGGAAGATGATCATCACGGAGACCGGCCCGATCCGGATCGACCGGCAGGTCGACATCAAGAAGCGCGGCCAGCGGGATTCGACGACGAGCGACCTCCACCCCGACACGATCAAGGTCCTCAACGACACCGGCCTCGGGATGCTCAAGGGCCTCCTGGTCAACAGCGACGGCACGCCGATCGACGAGGCGGCGCAGTACATGTTCGACCGCGGTACGGGGCACTCGGTCGTCGACGCGCGTCGGATGATCCTCGACGAGCTGATGAAGATCGCGAAGGACGCGAGCGCCGGGAAGTTCCTGCGCCTATCCGAGCAGCTCCAGTGGGGCAAGCCGATCGACGGTTCCGAGGGCGCGATCGTCACGGTGACCGCCGGGACCCTCGTGAAGGGCGACGAGTTCCAGTCCCAGGATGGCGAAGGCTGGACGGTCACGAGCATCAAGCCCGGTATCATCACGATCGAAAACACCGTCTCACAGAAGATCCGGCGGGTCGACGAGTTCGACATCATCCCGACGCTCGGCGGCGTCTCGAAGGCCGGCGACATGAAGGGGTGGCCGGGAACGAGCGAGCCGTACCACGCCTACCGCGCCGGCGGTCGGACGAGCTTCTTCCGCGAGCGGTCGATGCTGGTGCGCGAGGCGCCGGCTGACTGGAAGGCTGTCCCGAACGACGTCAAGGCGGCGGTGATCCGGACGGGCGCCTGGCACATGCGCCGCGGCGCGCGCGACGTCGAGAAGTTGACCGCGGCGATGGTGGGCGACTTCGGCGACCGGGTGCGCCCTTTCGTCCAGAATGTCTTTGCGCTACTCTCAAGGACGCCGGAGTTCGCGTCTCCGGCAGCGCAACCGGCGGGCGCCGCGGGTCCGACACCAACCACTCCGGTCCCTGTTGGGTCGCCGGGCGTCGCGCCACCGAAGGCACCGGAGGCCCCGGTCGCAAAGCCGGCAACTCCGGCGCCCGCCGGCGGGGCAGGAGGAGCCAATGTCAGGCCCGAACCTCGACGAACTCAGCCAGCCCTCGGACAGCCCGTTGGAGCAGGAGGAGGGGCGCGTCTACCCGCCGCCCAGCCCGGAGGACGAGCGCGGCCTGTCCCTGGCGTTGAAGCAGGTCCGGCAGCGCCTCCTCCTGAAAAAGCGGCAAAGGCACCCAAGCCCGAGAAAGTCGAGCCGACCAGGACCCTCCGACCCGGCGGCATAGCGACCATCAGTCAGGAGCTCCTGCCGCCCCTCGAGCCGGAGTGGAAGTCCATCCTCGATCGCCTGACCCAGCCCGCCGGACTCGACAAGCTCGGGTCGATGTTCGGGACGCGCCCGCTCGAGCACCAGGTCGAGAACATGGTGCGCATCCTGCGCGCGTTCAAGCTCGGGCGCGCGCCGGTCCTAGCGGATGGCGGCGGGACCGGCAAGACGCTGTCGGCGATCATGGTGATCAACGAGCACCTGCTCAACAACCCGAACAGCCGCACCCTCGTCGTCCTGCCGAACCAGGAGATCAAGAAGCAGTGGGAGCGCACGCTCAAGCGCGCCGGCATCGCCGCGCACTACGTCGAGGGCGCGCTGTCGCCCAAGCCGATGACGGTCAACTTTATGACCTACAAGCGGCTGGAAATCTGGGGGCGCGAGAAGAACCTCGGCCTGATCGAGGGGTTCGCCCCGGACCTGCTCATCTTCGACGAGAGCCACCGGCTGCGCAATTTCTACACGGGGGACACCGAGACGGCGAAGCTCGGCGTCGCGATCACCGGGAAGACGGATTCCGGCGAGAACGTCGCGAAGAACGTCCTGTTCATGTCGGGGACGCCGTTCGAGTCGTTCCTGCACACCGCCTACCTCGGCCGTACGGGCCTGTGGGAGCCGAAGAAGAAGTGGGAGGACTGGATCTTCGACCTGACCGGCATCTACAAGGACCGGGACGGTGGGTGGGTCGGCGCGAGCCCGAAGACGCTGCGCAAGGTGCACGAGGCGATGTACCGCGGCGGCGTGATGATGAAGCACGAGCTCGACTTCAACGGCATCAAGAACTCGAAGGGCGAGAAGATCACCGTCACCGCAGAGCACCGGATGGCGAAAGCGAGCCCGGAGCACGCCGCCGAGCAGCACCGGATGGATGGCGTCTTCGGGTCAGTCCTCGAGGAACTGCAGCAGGACGCCTTCCGCAACCGGAACCGGATCCGCCTGGTCGCTGGCGTGCAGCACCTTTTCAACCGCTCGATGGACGAGACGGAGAAGGTGCGCCAGGTGATCGAGCACGCCCGCGCGCGCGCCGCCGAAGGTAAGAGCGTGATCTTCATGCTCCTGCGGAAGAACGAGACGTCCGCGGAGCGGTGGCTGGCCGACTTCGAGGCCGGGAAGCGCGAGTACAACCCGAAGTCGTTCATGCCTGAGCTCATCAACATCCTCAAGGACCACGGCATCAAGACGCCATCGCCGGTCGCGACTCTGCGCCGCGCGTTCCCGGACGCCGTGATGATCACGGGCGACGAGCCGAGCGGCGGCGGCAAGCGTGCCAGCGCGATCGAGCACTTCCAGGCCGGAAAGGCGAAGGTCGCGATCGTGACGATGGCGTCTGGCGCCGAGGGGCTCGACCTGCAGGACACGACCGGCGATCACCCGCGCATCATGTACGTCGCCAGCGTCCCGTACACCGCCGGCCAGGCGTCACAGGTGGCCTGGCGGCCGTTCCGTCTCGGGAGCGAATCGAACGCCGAGATCGTCTGGCTGTTCACCGACTCGGCCCAGGACTTCCGGCAGGCGCGCCTCGTCGCCGCGCGTGATCGTGAGATGGGCGCCCTCGTCCGCGGCGAGGTCGAGAGCCCGACGGCTGACGAGCGCGAGCGATTCAATTTCCCGGAGCTCAACAAGAAGCCGGTCGAGATGCCCGGCCTTGAGGCGTCCCTCGGCCCGGCGGGAACGACGGTGCAGCTCGAGGACTACATGTACGCCGACCTCGTCCCCGACGCCGACTACAACGTCAGCGAGCAGCGCCACAAGTACCGCCCGTCCGAATCGGAACAGCCGGAGCTGTTCGGGTCGGTCTCGGGCGTGCGCTACGCGAGCAACGCGAAGAAGCGTGGCGGGGCCATCCTCTCGGAGGACAGCGCCCTCTGGCACAAGCTCGAGCAGACCGGCGCTGGCGTGAACATCTACCGGGAGCGCATCGACGGGCCGGCCGACATCGCGGCGATGTTCGGGTTCCTCAAGGACCGCGCGCGCGAGCACATGTATTTCGTTGGGATGAAGGGCGACAAGCCGCTCGGCGTCGTGCTGCACGCGATCGGTGGGGTCAACTCCGCGAGGATGGACCCGCACCGCGCCGTGCCGGAGCTCGTAGCCCTCGGAGCGGACGGTGTCTACGTCGTCCACAACCATCCGTCCCAGAGCCCGGAGTTGAGCCACGACGACGTGATGATGGCCGCGAGCCTGCGCGACCTACTCGAGCCGCACGGCGTCGCCATGCACGGCATCCTCGCCACCGACATCGATCGCTTCGGGTTCTCCACTGGGCCGTCACACCCCGGCCCGTTCATCCAGAAGGTCGGAGCGATGGGGAGTCCGATCGGCCGGCTCAACGAGGTTGCGCTCGCCTACAAGAGGGAGCGCCCTGTCGTCGGCGACATCGCGAGCGGCCCGCTCGACGCGGCGATGGCGTATCACGCCATGACGGTCGGCAACGATGTTCGCCAGACGATGTTCATGGCGCGCGACAACAAGGGGCGGATCACTGGCCACATCGCCGTGCCGGCAGAGCCGCGCGAGCTCGTCGAGCGTCCGGAACACGCCGAGAGCCTCGCGGCCGTGCGCCGCTTCCTGGCGCGCGCCGAACACACGGAGGTCCTCGTCGCGACCAACCGTATCGGCGGGTCGGTCATAGGGGCCGACGAGGACTGGTTCGCGAACTATCGGACGAAGATGGACTCGACGCTGGCCGTGATGAAGGCCGCCCTCGGCGATTCGGTCAAGGTCATAGACCTGATCGGCGTTCCCCCTGGCGGGTTCACCGGCGTCGCTCACACGACTTACGGCGGCCGAAGGGAATGGGACCAGGCTGGGGCGAAGAAGAAGTTCCAGGTCTCGGAGCCGAAGGTCGGCCGCGGGCTCGGTGGCCTGCCGGCGCGCAGCGAGATCATCCGGAAGGCAGAGGAAGCCGTCGGGACGGCGATCCGCGTCGGTCGCATGGGGCGCACGAGCAGGAGCGTGCTCGGCTTCTACAAGCGCCCCGGCGGCCAGATTCGCCTGCGCACGCCGAACGACATGCGCGTTGTGCTCCATGAGATCGGCCACCGGCTCGACGACCTCATCTTCAAATCGCACGCTGTCGGTCACGACCTCGGCAGCGTGCGCGCGCTAGCGCGCTTCCGGGCGGAGCTGCTCCCGCTCGCGACGATCCCGGGCCGCGGTCAGGACCCCCTCCCGGAGGGCTTCGCCGAGTTCATGTACCACTACGTCAACGACCCGGCGAAGGCGGCGCGCGTCGCTCCGACGTTCTACCCGTGGTTCGAGAGCTACATGTCGAGCGCGAAGGACCTGCGCGTGCTGCACGAGGGCTTCCTCGGCCTCCGGGACCTGATGAAGGAGTGGAACCAGGCGGACCCGTGGGAGCGCCTCGGGAGCACCATCGTCAGCGGCGAGATGCCGTGGCACCAGTTCCGCCACGACATGACCTGGCGCCACCTCTACTCGTACACGTTCGACCAGATGCACTTCCTCCGGTGGGCGCAGGGCAAGCTCGAGGCGATGGCCGATGGCCAGCCGCTCCGCCAGGACCAGAACCTCAAGGTCCTCGCGACGACGATCATGGGGCGCATGGGGATCCGCGACATCATGATCGAGCACGGCATGGTCCGCTTCGAGACCCCCGGCGTGCGCGTCGGGCCCGGGTTGCGCGAGATCGCCGACTCGATCGGCGGGAAGTGGCGCCGCTACGAGACCTGGGTCAAGGCTCTGCGCACGCAGTACCTCATGGGCCGGGACCGCATGGGCGCCAAGGAGTTCATCGGAGACGCCGTCAAGGACGCCGAGATCCGCCAGATCGTCGACGACGGGAAGAAGGAGTTCCTGCACGTCTTCTCGATGCAGCAGGGCTACTCTCAGGGCCTCCTGCGCTACCTGGTGGGCGCGGGGATGCTGAAAGAGGAGCAGTTCTACGACGTCCACTCGAAGAACCTGATCTACTCGCCCTTCTGGCGCCTGATGGACGCGGAGCAGTTCACCCGCCCCGGTGGCCAGCCCGGAGGCGCCGCCGGCGGCCGCATGGCGAGCCTCTACAGGGGCGTCCTGTACACCCTGCGCGGCAGTTCGCGGGAGACGTTCCCGGCGCTCGAGTCGCTCCTCCGGATGACGAACGTCGTCGTCGACCGGGCGGAGCGCAACGCGGTCGTCGCGGCGCTCCTGCAGGCATCGAAGCACCTCAAGGACGCTGGCGTCCACATCGCCGAGATCGTTCCGGAGGAGCGCGTTCCAGTGGAGTTCCGCGTCGGGAGCGTGCTCGCGGCGCTCAAGAACGAGATGGGGATCAGCGCCAAGGGCGTCGACGAGGAGGACCTCGACAAGTACCTGACGGTATTCATGCCGTCGACGAGGATGCCGAAGGCGCCGTACGTCTGGGCCTGGATCAACGGCGAGCGGAAGTACGCCTGGATTCACCCGGACGTCTACGACACGCTGATGAACCTTGAGCGCGAGCAACTCCCCTGGTTTATCTCGTGGATGCGGGCCGGCCCGACCATCGTGCGCGGGGGCGCCGTCGTTCTGAACCCCGGATTCTGGGGCTGGAACGAAATCCGCAAGGTCGCGACGACGATTATCCAGAGTCAGGCGCCCTGGCAGAACCTCAAGTTCATGCCGCGCGCCTTCATCGACGGGCTGCTCAAGACGGACAGGTACTACAAGTACATGGCGACCGGCGCCGCCTACGCGACGTTCGTCAGGCAGAGCGAGGATGCCGTCGCCACAGCCATCCGTCACATGCTCGATCGGAAGGAGGGCGCTATCTCCTTCTACGCGAACCCGGTGAACGTGATGCGTGGCGTCTTCACTGTGGCGCAGCGCATCCTGTCGGCGACGGACATGGCCCCGCGTATCGCGGAGGCACGCGCCCTCGGGCTCGATCGCGCCACGACTCGCGCGCAGCTCCTTCCGCTCGGCGCCGCGGCCTCCGACGTCACGCTCGACTACCGCCGCATCGGAACGAAGCTCAAGCTCCTGTCGGGGGTCACGGCGTTCCTGACGGCGCACATGCAGGCGATCGACCGACCCGTGAGGTTCGCCAAGGACCGTCCGGGGAAGGCGGCGGCGGTCGCCGTGACGGGTTTCCTGCTCGGCCTCATGTACTACCTGCTCAACCGAGACGACAAGCGATACCAGAACGAGGCGCAGGAGAACAAGGACACGTACTTCTACTTCTATCCGACCGACGATCCGACCGACCCCGGGATCCGGATGCCGAAGCCCTACGCCTACGGGTGGTACGTGACGGCCGGCGAGCGCACGGCCGAGATGATGGGGAAGCACGACCCGGAGATGCTCAATCAGTTCGCCTGGGACTTCGGTCGCGGGATGACGCCCAACTTCTTCCCGACCGTCCTGCAGCCGATCTTCGAGGTCGGCATGAACCGGAAGTTCAACACCTGGCGGAAGGTCGAGCCCGACTCCGGGTTGCCGCAGGAGCGGTCGTTCCCGTGGACGACGGAGACGGCCAAGGACATCGCGCGTGCCCTCTCGAGCGAGGAACGCGGCGTCAGCGGACCCGTCGTCGAGCATCTGGCCTCCGGGTTCACCGGCGGCCTGGGACTGGACCTCCTCGAGGCGTCCGACAAGTACGTACTCGGTATCCCACCGAAGCAGCGCACGAGCCTCGCGGATGAGCCGGTCATCGGGCGGTTTTTCAGCCGGCAGCCTGAGTTCTCGACGAACGCCGTGCGCCGGTTCTACGAGCAGTGGACCCCGGCGGAGAACGCCTACCAGTCGCTCCTGCAGGCGCGCGCGACCTCGCCGATGGACGAGATGAAGTTCAGGGAGCGGTACAGCGACCTCCTGCGGCGCCGGACGGCGATGCAGGGCGCGCACACGACCATCAGTCAGGGCTGGAAGGATCTCGACCGGCTCCAGAACGTCCCGATGGACGACGCGGCACGGCAGCGCGCCGAGAACGCCATCGCGCAGCGCCTCACCTGGGCGGCGAAAATGGGGCTTGCGGCAGCGGACGCCGTAAAGTGATACTGCGGGTGTGACGGGGGGACCAGACCATGCCGACGGAAGACCTGGCCGGGAATCTCACCGCAGCGATCGCGCGGTACGCTCCGGACCTGCACGTTCCGGAGGGCATCAACGCGATCGCCCTCCTGCGCGCGCTCGCATCCCAGGAGACGAGCGACCCGTCACGCACGAGGTCCTCGAAGCACGAGAATAGCTACTGCTACGGCGGCCGCTACCACACCTCGGCCCTGCGGCAGGTGGAGTGGAAGTACGGCTGCGCGGTACACTCAAGCTGGTCACCCTGGCAGATCATGTACGCCACCGCCGCGCTGCGCGGATTCGAGGGTGATCCGGTTGAGCTGCGCGATCCGATGGTCGCCGGCCAATACGTCGTGGCCGAGCTCAACGAGCGCGTCTTCGATCTTCTGCAGGACGTGAAGCTCCAGGACATCTTCGACGAGTGGAACAGCGGCACGGCACGCGACAACCTCATGCCGGCGAAATACATCTCCGAGGCGACGGACCTGTACAACCACTTCGCGGGGCTCACGACATGAGACGCGAGGTGGCCCTGACCCTGTCCGTGCAGACGCTCGTCCAGGTCCTCGTGGCGCTCGGCGCCTTGGGTGGCTGGTGGATGCTCCGGGAGCGGGACGCGCAGCACGACCACGATCGAATCGGCGTCCTCGAGATTCACGACAAGGACATCGACAAGCGGAGCGTGGCCTACGACGTACGCATGGACAACGCCGAGAAGATCGATAGCCACCTGCTCATCGTGGCGAACCAAATCGCCCGCAAGGTCGGGATCCGGGACGCTGATCTTCCGCCGATGCCGACCTTGGAGCAGGTGCCGCGGGTCAGCCCGTCCGGACTCCAGGACTCGCCGCCCTGGAACCTGGCGATCGACACTGCGATCTCCAGAGCGAACCTGCCGTATTCGGCTGTCCCATAGGAGGGATTCCATGTTCATCGCCGTGATGTGGTGGCTCGCGCAGGTCGTCGGCATGGGGCTGATCGCCTACCTCATCCTCTGGGCGATCGATTTCAGCGGCCTGCCGGCTCCCTTCCGCGCCGTTGCGAGAGTGGGTGTCGGCCTCGTCGCCGTCATCTTCCTGATCTGCATGGTCCTGCGGTTGTTCGTCATCCTCGGGCACCCGCTCGTCGGCCCATGAAGCGCCGCCACAAGCAGGTTGCCGGCGGCGCCGCCATCTTGGTCACGGCCCTCGCGGGCTTCCTGGCCACGGTCGACAAGTTCATCACCCACCGCCACGAGGACGCGACCATCCTGAGCCGGGCAAACAGCCGCATCCAGGAACTTGAGCGCGAGGTATGCGCCCTCCGCGGTGGCCGCTGGTACAGGGGCGATTGCCTCGAGAACCTTCCCTGACGTATAAGACCCCCGTGAGATTCTTCGCACGCATCCGGACACTGCTCGGAATCGCCGAGCTCACCCTCTTGGAGGTCAGGCGCATGTCACAGAAACTCGACGAGCTCAAGCTGCAGGTGGACCGCGTGGACAGCGGCGTGGACCTGCTCATCAGCAAGACGCAGCCGGCGACAGGCGTCACGACCGACGAGGAGATGCAGCCCGTCATCGACCGCGTGAAGGGGATCGCCGACAAGATCGACGCGGCCAACCAGCCGCCGGCGCCTCCGCCCGCTCAGTAAAGGTGAATCTGCGCGAGCTTTTTTTCCTTCGGCGTCTCGAACGAAAGGAGCTTCCCATGTTGAAAACGCTGTTCGCCGGCGGTCAGTGGTTGAACGCCATCGTCCTGGGGATGAACATCCTCAACCAGGCAACGGACGCTTTCCCCGCCCTCAAGGCGAATCCGTGGGTGCTCGCGCTCCAGGCTGCCGTCGGCATCCTGCTCCCGAGCCTCGGAGGGTTCGCCCACAAGGCCGCCTTCGGAGAGGCCCAGAACCCGGACGCGCGCAAGTAGTTCTCGTAGTCCACTTCACTCGAAAGGGGGACCGATGACCCATCCCGAGAGCCGTACCCGTACAAGGTTCGTCAGCATCCTCGCGCTCGCCCTGCTCGCGATCTTCCTGTCCGTGCCGGGGGTCGCGGACGCAGCGCCCACTGCCCCGCAGAAGGCGCTGACCGAGATGTACGGGTCGGTCGCCTTCTCCCAGAACAGCGACATCTCGGCCATCAGCGCCTCGATCGACGTCGAGTTCCCGCTCGGCACCCACTTCGCCATCGGCCCGCTCGCCACCTACGACAGCGTGCGGCCCAAGGGCGAATCGTGGACCTCCGATACTGCGGTGGGCGGAGTCTTCGTTCTCAACTTCGCGAACGATCACCTCGGTCCCTATTGCAGCGCGGGGGCGACCGCCCTGACATCCGACTTCCACGGGTGGACGTTGCTGCCGGAGTGCGGCTTCAAGTTCGGCACCGACCATATTGCGTTCCGTGTCGGAGCCCAGCATCCCATCCATTACGACGTCGGCGAGAGCCCCGTCGACCTGGAGGGAACCAGAGTCGCCGGGTTCTTCGGCGGCCGCTGGTGACGTAGCTCCCACCGCGCGGGCCCTTCCTGCCCCGTGCGTTCAAGCCCGGTCGTCGTCTCCATGCGACGGCCGGGCTTTTTTCTTGACATCCCGCCACCATCCTCCTATCTTGTCTTGCGCGGAATAACTCTTGACAAGAGTCGCGGAGTGAGGTATACATGCCGGACATGAAAGAAGTCGACGAATGGAAAAAGGGCAACCGCTCCTACATCCGGGCCTACGACCGTCACTATCGCAAGGTGCAGCGGCTCGAGACGCTGGAGGCGCTCCTGACCATCGCGAAGATGGACCGTCCGTCGAAGGAACGCAACGTGAAGGTGTCGGAGCTGGAGTCGAAGATCCGGGTGCTCCGGAACAAGATGCGGGCCGAGGGGTTCAAGCCGCGGCGCGCATCGTCGAACGGCAAGGAGGGGTCGTGACCGCCGAGACCCTTGGATTGCGCTCGCGCCGCCCTCGTCGTGGCGCTCTTACCGTGTCGCAATCGGCGGGTGCGCCGACGGGGCCCGGGGAGGATGCGGGGACGTGCGAAAACCCCGAGGATTCCCCGGGCGGTCGGTTCTCGTTCGTGGAGGATGATGCACCGACCTTCGTGAGGACGCGGCCCCCGGTCGCGTATCCCGAGAGGAGACGACGTTGATCGAGGGATTCGTGAAGCAGAACGGGCTACCGCCGCGCATCGCGAAGATCCGGCTCGGCGTCAAGGGGAAGACGCAGGCTGGCAAGGAGTACCCGAAGGACACCGATCACTTCGTCCTGGCGGACTGCCCGGAGGTCGCGGTGCGCTACGGCGATCGCCCCAAGGCGCTCGTCGTCATGTTCGCATCCGACCAGATCGAATACAACTTCCCGCAGCGCCTCGAAGCGTGGAGCGGGAAGCCGCCCACGGATGGTCAGCCGAGCAAGTCGACCCTGTTCTGCTCGAGCGATGGCGTCACCGCGCACCGCATCTACAAGCCCGAGAAGGACCCGAGCGGCAAGGCGTACGTCCAGAGCCTCGACGCCGACGACCAGCCCGAGGAAGGCGAGATGTTCGAGATGCCCTGCCCCTACCACGACTGCCCGTACTTCGAGGGGCGCGGCTGCAAGGAGGTCGGGCGCCTGAACGTCGTGCTCCCCGAGATCACCCTGAGCGGCACGTATCAGGTCGAGACGTCGTCCGCCTACGGCGCGAGCAACATCTTCCAGATGATCGACTCGCGTCTCGACGAGACGGGCGAGCCGCGCGGCTGGGCGATGAGGATGACGCGCAGCGAGCGTCACCCCGGCGGTCACATCGCGTGGACGGTGCCGTTCGTGCTCGAGCGCGTGCCGCAGACCGTGGTGTTCGAGGGGAAGGGGACGATCAAGCATATCCTCCGCCTGCGCGCCCTCGACGACGCCGAGAAGCTGCGCAACCTCCAGATCAGCGTGCCAGCGTGGATGAGCGGGCGTACCGTGTTCGCCTCCTACGGGCCGCCGCAGATCGACCGGCCGGAGGACCTGTTCCCGGGGGTCGCGACCGACCAGGTGCCAGCCATCGAAGCGCCGGCCGCGCAGCGTGCTCTGCCGCCGGCGTTGGAAGCCACATCCCAGCAGACGAGCACGGCCCCCGCGGCGGCGAGCGGACGAGAAACCGCTCCGAAACCCGCCGCGGCGGTCGTGCCGGACGCGATCGTCGAGTGGGCGAAGAAGGCCGGCGTCACGGCGGCCCAGCTCGAGAACCTGAAAATCTCCATGCGCGGCGACGAGGACCGTATCGTCGCCGAGCTCAAGGCGCGGGTGGCGCGCAAGGCTGACAAGAGGGCCGCCTCGCCTGCTCCGCCGCAACCGGCAGCACAGAGGCCGGCCGCACCGCCCCCGACCGCTCCCAGCCCCGCGCGGACGCAGCAAGGGTCGCCGGAGCCGCCCGAGTCGGGGCCTGGCGACCAGACGATTCTGGATTTCTGAGGAGAACCGATGCGCACCGCGTTGTCGCACAGCCGAATCGAGCTGCTCGAAGACTGCCCCCTCAAGTTCAAGGCGATCGTGCTCGACAAAACGCCCTGGAAGAAGGGCCTGCCGCTCTACAACGGCGGGTTCCTGCACGACCTCGCCGAGGCGTACATCAACTACCTGACCGAGATCGGCATCCAGAGCGATATCAAGGGCGGCCTGGAGCTGTTCGAGGAGAAGTGGATGGCGCGCCACGAGGACAAGGAGTTCAAGGCGATCCCGGAGGCGGAGCACGACCAGCTCCTCGAGGCGTGGACATCGTTCATCGAGGACCGCGTTTTCGAGCCGGACAACATCGTCGGGTCCGAGATGGAGATCGCGCTCGATGGGAAGTGGGAGCAGGTCGACTGGTTCGATAAGGAGCGGGCCTTCTTTCGCGCCAAGATGGATCTCGTGACGCTCACGAACCAGGACCCGCCCACCGTGACCGACTTCAAGAGCAGTTACAACGCCTCATCGAAGGACGAGGCCGAGAGGAACCCGCAGGGGCGCCGATACATCATGGCGCTCCTGAGCACGAAGGGACGCCTGGGGTCGGCCGACGAGTACCGCGTCATCTACGACTTCATGCGCAGCAACGTGCAGCGCGAGGTCATTCTGACCCGCGGGCACGGTCTCGAGGAGCGTGACCGGACGTTCGCCATCAGCGAAAAGCTGGAGAAGCGGATCAAGAAGAACGAATGGGACGCGACCCCCGGAAACGGTTGCCACGATTGTCCGCTATTCGAGAGCGCCTGCCCGGCGAAGGGGCTCGCGGCGCCCGAGCGTGGCATCCAGGACCCGGAAACGGCCAAGCAGATGCTCGCGCACCTGATCATGCTCAACGAGCAGGCGAAGCGCATCCGCGGGGCTCTTGAGGGCTACACGGCAACCGCTGGCATCGTCGAGAGTGGTGGCCAGGTATTCGGGCCACGGCCGATGCAGGACTACGCCTGGGACATCCTGACGCTGCGGGAGTGGGCGAACCGGAACGGTATCAGCATCGAGGACATCGTGCGGCCCCGTTCGCGCACCGAGCTCGAGAAGCTGGCGCGGAAGACGGCGGACAAGAAGAAGGCGATCGACGAGCTGCTCGGCATCGCGACGATCGAGAATGGGACGGAGTACCGCATCCGGAAGGCGACCGGGGAATGAGCTGGTCGAGGTTTCTGTCCGGGGTCGCCATTGCGCTCACCTGCCTTGTGGCGTCGGCCGTGAACTACCAGAAGGGTCATCTATTTTTGGCTCTTTTGGAATTCGGCCTCAGTTCGATCATCGCCTTCCTGTGCGGGGTCTACTTCCCGCCCGACAAGAAAGGACGCCGCCTGTGAAGATCAACAGCATCGCGATCGACAACCTGCGCAGCCACCACCACACCGAGATCAAGGACCTGGCGGAGGTCGTGTTCTTCGTCGGCCAGAACCGCGTCGGCAAGAGCACGATCATCGACGCCATCTCCTACACGCTGCGCGGGACGTGCCGGGGCGTCGACGACGGTGGCCGGGGCGTCGCCTACCTCCCCACCCGGGACGGTAAGGTGCTCGCAGAGCAGTTCCGCGTCAGCCTCGCGACCGACATGGGCCTGATCTCGCGCGCCGGCCCGGGCGAGGGCGTTCGCAGCCCCGTCCAGGCGCAGGTCGACGGCCTGTTCAACAAGGACGGGGGCCAGCCTCTCGACCTGCGCGTGCTCGTCGAGACGCCGCGCTTCCTCGACTTCAACCCGAAGGATCAGCTCGCGTGGATGCACCGCGTCCTGACCCCGCGGATCCCGACCGGGTGGGTGGCGCAGGAGCTCGGCGAGGATTTCGCCTACCTCGAGCCGCTCCGGATGGACTGGTCGGAGCCACTGAGCCTCGACCGGGCGGAGAAGTACGTCCGCGAGCGCCGTCACCATCTCAAAAAGTCCATCGACGAAGTGAAGTCGATCGACCTGAGCACCTTCCCGGACACCTGGAAGAAGCTCACGCCGGAGGAGGCCGCGTCGCACCTGACCCGGTCGGAGGCAACCCTCATGGACCTGCGCGAGCAGCTCCAGCGCGGGACACCAGACCTCAAGGGGCTGCAGGCGGTGTGCGAGCAGGCGGCGGCGGCCCAGGGACGGGCGGCGGCGCGCATCACCGAGCTTGAGGCCGACCCGGCTGCGGCCAGAGACGTCAAGGTGCTCCGGAAGAACCTCAAGGGGGTCGAGACGAAGATCGCCCTCCTGCAGACGCAGCGTGCCGAGCGGCTGGCGGACACGAAGGCGCTCGGCGCCGCGCAGGGCGAGCTGGAACTGTGGGAGCGCGCCGAGATCCCACACTGCCCGACCTGCAAGCGCGCCTACGACGAGAACATGCGGGCCGAGCGGCGTGCGGCCCTCACGAAGGCGGTCTCGATCGGCAAGGCCGCGGAGCGGGCCGTCAAGGACATCGAGGCCGAGCTGGTGACCCTCCAGGCCGACGCGGAGAAGCTCAGAGGCCCGATCTCGGACGCCTCGAACCATCCCGCCCGGCTGCAGAAGGCGAAGGACGAGGCCGGCCTGGCGCGCGTGCACGCCGAGGAGGCCAGCCGCATCTACGAGACGGCGAAGTCAGAGGCCCTCGACGAAGAGACCCTCGCGGCCGTCAAGGCACGCATCACCCGCGGCGACGCGCTCGTGTCCCACCTGCGGTCCTACATGTCGTCCCGCCAGGCGCAGGAGAAGATCGACCGGACGCTGACTGTGGCGCGCGCCGAGCTCGCGAGCATGGAGCGGCTCGTGAAGAAGCTGTCGACCGACGGCATCCGCAACGCCATCCCGGGGATCGGCCTGCCGGCGTTCGCGGCGGAGTTCGCGCAGATCGCCGAGCAGTTCGGGATGCGCCTGGAGTTGAGCCTCGACCCGTTCGTCTTCACGGTGGACGGGCGGCCGACGGACCTCCTCTCGAGCAGCGAACGGCTCATGGTGGGGCTGGCGTTCCAGGTCGCCGCGGCGCGCGTCACGGGGGTGCGCTGGATCGCGTTCGACGACGCCGACCGGCTCGACGACGCGCACCGGCGCGTCCTGCACACCGTCCTCGCGGCGAAGCTCGTAGACCAGGTCATCGTGTGCGCGACGCTCAAGATGCCGGACGCGCAGTTCCAGCCGAAGCAGATCCCGCCGGGCTGGCAGTTCTTCCTCGTGCAGAGCACGGGGGCCGGCACGGCGGTGACACAGGTGGGGGCGTGAAGGACGAAGATACCGGGGTGGAGCAGCGGCCAGCTCATTCGGTTCATACCCGAAAGGTCGAGGGTTCAAATCCCTCCCCCGGCACCACCGTCACCTACGAGCAGGCGGTCATCGTCCAGGAGCAGTGCTGCTACGCCGGTCCGTCGACCTTCGAGTGCCGGCTCCACGGACAGATAAGCAACCTAATCGTGGGCAGCGCCCTCCACTGCAACCAGTGTCACCGAGAACTGCCACTGGCCCGCGCCGTTTACCGGGCCATGCGCTCTATCCACGACGAGATGATCGGCGACATCCGATCGATCCTGAAAGGAGACCCGTGCCCACCCGAGAAACCGAAGTCCGAGACCTGAAAGTCATCCTCACCCGGGACGAGAAGCTCGAGTACGGGGAGAAGATGGCGAAGGAGTGCAACATCCTCAAGCGCGCCGAGAATGAGAAGGCCGAGACGAGCGCCGAGATCAACGGCCGCATCAAAGGCCACAAGGCCGAGATCGACAAGGTCGCGGAGGTCCTCGCGCAGGGCTACGAGTACCGCCCGGTGAAGTGTGAGCGCGTCCTCGACTACGACCGCGGCGTGCTGCGGGTCATCCGGCTCGACACCGGCGAGATCGTCCAGGAGCGCGAGCTCACGGAGCGCGAGCGGCAGATGTCCCTGCACATCGCGCCGCCGCCGACGATGGGGGCGACTCCAGGCGCGACCCTGGACGATGGCGTCCCCGCCGTGCCGGACATCAACCCGGAGACGGAGTTCTAGATGGACCTGACATCGTTTCCGAGTTGGCAGGCGTACGAGGACCACACCGATGTCGAGCACGGATGCGGTCCTGAATGCGAAGCCCTCGTCGCACTCGTCGAGTCCCATCGCCGAGACGTCGCCGACTTAGCACGCGCCGAACTTTGCCCGCCTGACTGTATCCGCCAAGGGTGCCCTTGCGACGACGTGCGTCGCGCCCTGAAAGGAGTCTAGATGCCGAGCCTCGCGCAGAAGTGGTTCGAGCAGCGCAAGGACCGAGAGGTCTACGCCGCGAAGGCCAAGGAGTCGGTCGACGAGGGTCAGCCAATGCTCTACAGCGCGCACGACGAGAAGTTGCTGCTCGCCTACGTGAGCACATTCAACGGGCACGTCCGCATATTCGAGCGCGACCTATCGGCGGTCGACGCGGAGGCCCTCGCGAAGTGGCTGCTCGTCGTCACGGCCGGCCACGAGTACAACGTCCTCGCCGAGAAGGCGTCCGTCGAGCCGCCCTTCTGATGTCGTGGGTGAAGCGCGACGCGCGCGCGGCGACGGTCGCCTCCGCTCTCCCGAGCGGGCCGGCGTTCCCGGGCCTGCCGCGCGTCCGTGAATCGTCCGAAGACTACGTGCCGCGCCTGCCGGAGCGCCTCCGGCGTATCGCCTGGGCCTTCCTTGGATGGCTCAAGGAGTTCTGACGGTGAGCGAAACTGGCATCAAGTACGGTCCACTGGTCGCCCCTCCAGATGTCATCCCATCCCTCTGCATCTTCCTGGTGAGCGGACGGACCTTCACGTTCCGCAGCGTGACGATCGAGCACGATAACGAGTCGGCGATCACCTTCACCTACGAGGCGATGAGCGACGGACGACGGAAGCGGGCGACATTCATCAAGCTCCACGTCGCGGGCGTCTCGAGGACGACGTGAAAGCCTTCCTCGGGGACGGCGTCCTGCTCGATGTCCAGATATTCACCGACACGCGCGCCCTGATCCAGGCCAACAGCGGCGGCGGGAAGTCCTGGGTCCTGCGGCGCATCCTCGAGCAGACGCATGGTAAGGTCCAGCATCTCGTCATCGATCCGGAGGGCGAGTTCTCCAGCCTGCGGGAGAAGTTCGACTACGTCCTGGCCGCGAGCCACGGCGGGGACACCGCGGCCGAACCGCGCACCGCGGCGCTGCTCGCCGAACGCCTGCTCGAGCTTGGCGTGTCGGCGATACTCGACCTGTACGAGCTCAAGGTGCCCGAGCGCGTCTCGTTCGTTCGCCTGTTCCTGGAGGCCCTCGTCGACGCCCCGAAGAAGCTGTGGCACCCGGCCCTCGTCATCATCGACGAGGCACACACCTTCTGTCCTCAGAGTAGCGGCCCTCAGAGTCGCGAGGTCGGGTCGGCGGCGGCGGTCATCGACCTGGCGGCGCGCGGCCGGAAGCGCGGCTTCTGCGCCATCCTGGCGACACAGCGCCTCTCGAAGCTCCACAAGGACGCCGCAGCGGAGTGCAACAACAAGCTGATCGGGCGGACGGGTCTCGACGTCGACGTCAAGCGCGCCGCCGATGAGCTGGGGTTCGGCAAGGAGCGGTGGCGCGA